TTATGCGTAGATGTCTAAAAAGTTTTTAAAGATTTGATGGCCATGTTGGCTCAAAATGGATTCAGGATGGAACTGCACGCCTTCAACAGGAAGTGTCTTATGTTTAACGCCCATAATTTCTTCCATTGAGCCATCTGCTTCATTGGTCCAGCATGTTACTTCAAGGCAGTCAGGTAGTGTTTCTTGATCAATGACTAATGAATGATAACGAGTTGCCGAGAATGGGCTAGGAAGATTACTGAAAATACCTTTATTGCTATGGTACATATCAGATAAACGTCCATGCATCACCGTTTTGGCTCTTACAATTTTCCCGCCAAAAGCTTGCCCAATACTTTGATGGCCTAAACACACCCCAAGCAAAGGAATTTTTCCGGCAAAATGATTAATTGCAGGAATTGAAATACCTGCCTCGCTTGGAGAGCAAGGGCCAGGACCAATCACAAGATATTTTGGTTGCCATCGTTCAATATCCTCTAATGTGACTTGATCATTGCGAACTACTTTTACTTCCTGATTCAACTCGCCAAAGTATTGAACGATGTTGTAGGTAAAAGAGTCGTAATTGTCGATCATTAGAAGCATTTTAGATTCAACTCACTAATATATAAAGGGATTTTATTTTGGGGTGATTTTGATACTCAATTTGGTACTCAATATTGAAAAAGTACCTATCTCATTGTATAAAATAAAGCCACCTCAATAGGTGGCTACTTTACCAGATTCTTTTGTGTCTGTAACGACAGATTGCACGTAGGACAATAACCAAAAACTTTTTCGCCCATCCTTGTATGGCCTTTGGTATCTGCCTTCACGAATCCGAGCGTCTAGAGTTTCAGGTTCGATATTGAGCATGTGTGCAAATTCTTCACGACCAACTCGGCGTTCTTCTTTTGACTGAGCAATACGTTCAGCTACAGCAACAATCTTTTCTAGAATGCTAGCCTCTATTTTAACTATTTGTCCCATTTACCCCTCCTTACTTTCCGCTTTACCATCTTTCACACCTTGTTCATAAATAAGCTGAAAGATTGGCTTCATGGTTACTAAAGCAGGCTTCATAATAGTTGCCATTGCAATGCCATAAACATCGATATTTACTTTGTTCATTTCATCCATAGAAACTTTGAAGACTTGCTCGAAACGTTGGTTTACTTCACTCATCCCTCAGCTCCCGATTCGCTTTCCAGCTTCATTGCACCTTCTTCTGGATACTCACTTATATAAACGTAGTAACCACTGCCGCTATGAGCTTCATCAAACCAAGCAATTGTTAATTCAGTTTCTAAAAGTTCTGGATCTTTGTTTGGTGCACCAAAGTTTGCTGCTGCATATAATTGCTCACAGGTTAAGTAAATCTTTTTCTCTGGCACCGTCTCGGCTTTGGGGTACACAATAATTGCTTGAACCAATAAAGTTTGGTCAGCAGTAATAATCGGTAGAGCCATTTTATTATCCTTATCTTGAGCCTGTAAAACCGCGTTTTTGCTTATATGCTTTGCGGTCATAAGTAGGGATGTTTGTTTCACGCAGTTTTATTGCGAGCTGCTTTCTGCGCTGAAAATCGATTTCTTGGGTGAGTTCATTCCAAACTTTTGGATAAGAAGTTTGGAACCTGAACACATTTAAAGGCGTCTTAACTCCGTCTTTAACTTTGTAAAGAACTGAGCCATTAGCATTAGATGCGTACACTTGCCAGCCAATGCGGACAGAGTAGAGACCCTTATCATCACGGCCTAAAAATGACATGTAGCCGTCAGGGTGTTTTTTGAAATTAGTCATCTTTAAGCCTCCACCAACTTGTTACGTTCGATGAAGCCTTTTAGAAGATCATTGATATTTCGGATGTCTTCAAATTCGGTGAAATCGTTATATGACTTACCATTAACATCAGTAATTTCATTTACCGTGAGTTGAGTAATATCAACAGCGGTAAATTCAGAACCCGGAACGCCGTAGCTGTCTGGATGAGCTTCAAAATCAAAGCTAACGTTTAAACGGAAGCTATCTAATTTAATTACAGCAACGCCAGAATGTTTACCTGTGATTTTTGCGGTTAAAACCCCGTAAGTACTTGGTTGCGTTTTTGGAGTAAATAGAGAAGGAGCTTCTTTTGTTTGGAAAGCTGGCTGCAATTGGCAAGCAACTAAAGAACCACCAGAGATTGCAAGTGCAGCCATGCTGACAAATGCAAATGAGTTGAAAGGAGGAGCTTTTACGTTCATAATTGATCTCGCATATAGCAAAGCACATCGGACCTGGGGAGGGCGGTGTGCTTTTTTGTTATCTGGTGAAAATTATTAAACCTTAGATTTAATTTTGATGCAATAGATATTTAAACCTAAGATTGAATTTATTTTAAATTTTAGATTTAATAGACAAAAGAAAACCCACCGTGGTGGTGGGTTGGTCGCTGATTTAACCTGACAAAGGTATTTTTATGAAATTAGATCAGATACTAAATATGCAAATGTTTATTAGCATGGTAACAATACTTGTGAATATTGCCATTTGGTTCACATTTTAAAGAGAGTTCTTATGTGTGAAATAAAGTTGACGAGAGCTGGTCTGTTAATTAGCTTAATACCTCTAATCACCTCAATTGCTTTACTTGTTAAGAGGGTGCTACTGGTGGATATGTCATGAAAATCAAAAACAAACGTATAGTAAATTTTGTGCTTAGTTTTATCTCAATGTGCTCTGTTATCGTTACTCTCATTTTAGTATTGCAACAACACCAGTGACTGCAGCAATTAAGGCCAGCAGCACCCCAACATAAGCAGTCCAATGCGGTTTGCTGGATTTTTTAATCTGTCTTGATGTCAATTCATAGCTTATAGCTTGTAGAAGTGGTGCTGGGATAATTCCGCTTCGGCCTTCACCGCTTAAAAGCATCATTAACTCGTCATCTGAAAGTTGCTTGATTTCTTCTAGCGTTAATTTAACTTTGGGAGGCCTATATTTTTTAGCGGAATCAGGAATAACTACTTTAGGTATCTTATACATATATTCTCTACCGATATGGTTTAAAGCACTGTGTCGGGTCACGGTTTCAATTAAACAAAAAGCTGAATCCGCTTAAATTCTTTATTAGCCTCAATATGACTTCTATAAAATTTATCTTTATCTTCTGAATCAACAAACTCTTTGAATGTGGTTGCTTCAAGAAGTCTGTAAATAAACCTTTCACCTGTTCTAAGCACTACCGTCAACAAGAAGTGTTGATAAAGAACATGGCTGATATTACGGGAGTTAACTTCAATTTTTTGCATATTGTGGATTCCACTTCATTTCCTAATATTCCTCCAACCTTAAACTAATCTTTTTTATTAAATTTCCTGCTGCCCTGAAAACTCAATTCTTGAAATGAAATCAATAGGCAAGGCCAGCTTTTCACCAACAATAGTTTCGAAGTGAATCCATATACCTGCAGCTTCATTTTCAAAATTCACACTGATTATCTTTACTAAGTTGTAAGGCTCCGCAGCCCCCATCATGATGATATTGAAGCGGTGATCTTCACGAACATAAGAAATAAGCATCTGATGAATTGCCATTTGTTCAGTGCTTGTTAGATGCCTGTATTCGTAAAGTTCTGGTGGCATATATTTTTTATTCATTACGAATCTTACCTCATCAACTTCTTCTTATTTACCTTTTCAAGTGCTGTACTTTTCTAGAAAATCATCAACCCAGCCTTGCGCTTGCTCCAAATTACTTATATCTGATAGTTTTAAATTAGTACCTTCAGCTTCATTAAATCCTTCGATTATAGCCTCAAAGATATTTGCTTCATTAATGACCTCACATGCCATTTCAGTAGCGTCATAACTTTGCTTGGCTTTTTTAAGTGAGGCTATTTGTTTTTCAATACCTTCGCCAATTTTACCTAATGCTAATTTGAACTCTTGGCGATTAATCGTTAGCGCAGTTTTGGATTTATTAAGTGTTGCGATCATAATACCCTATTTTCTTTAAAAATTAATTACTTAGCTCGCCTAAATTTCACCATCATAAGAATGAGAAACATATTTACCAATGATGCCAATATGCTCCAAGTCTTGCGGCTCAACGATCTCTCTTTCATAGCTAGGATTATCACTATCAATAATCAAGGCTCCGTCATATCTACGAGATAATCTTTTGATTTTTAGTTCATCACCATACCTGATTGCATACACCTTTCTGTTCTGAACTTGCTCTAGTCTATTAACAGACTTGTCGATAATTACAACGCTGCCGCTTGGTATCCTTGGTTCCATACTGTCACCATCAACATCCACTTCTACAAGATTTTTAGGTGAAACTTTTTTCTTATGAAACCACTCCATGCGTTGTGCGCATCCCGTCATCCTGGTTGTTGGCTCAAATTCAACCAGTCGGCCATTACCTGCGGAAAACTTGACGTCTACATGCGGAATAATCATAAAAGAATTAGGATCGAGGTCATCCGGTGCTTCCCATGCCATAACTGGCCTATATGCATCAGCATTCTCAGGATTGTCAGCCAACTCGATCATTGATCCAGAACCATCTAGCAACCATCCGGCACTTACTCCAGTTAAAGCCGCTAGCTCTTTCAGGGTTTCCTTACCAATTTTCCCCTTTTTCCAGTTAGATGCAGCTTGAGCTGATAGTCCCAATTTGAGAGATGCTGCTGACCATTTTAGATTTGCATAATCAAGTGCTGCTTGGATGCGTTCAGCTATAGATTCCATAATCATTAATAAAATAAACCTTTGGTTTAAAATTCTATTGGAAATTTAAAAAAATAGAAGCAATCATGGATTGTATTAAAATTAAACCTATGATTTAATTTCGGTGAAATCAATTAAAAGGGAGATTTAACTTTGAATCCCATTAAATATGCTTTTGATGCTGTTGGTGGTCGATCTAAAGCAGCAGCGTTACTAAACCGTACATACATGGCCATGAGCAAGATGGAAAAACGAGGGGTATTACCAAGAACTGAATATACGGGCGAAACCAAATATGCCCAGATACTTGCAATTAATAGCGGTGGAAAGTTTACGGCTGAATGGCTACTTGAGAATGCTAAGCCAGAGTCGTCTATAGCATAACTGACCTCATGAACAAATATCAGTTTAGGAACAACCATGACCAAACAAAAGCCAAGTGCAAAAAAGACGGTGTGCATGCCGACACATTTATCTGAGCCTGTAGCTGAGCATGTGGCAAGGGAAGCATATGAACGAGGCTGGTCTAACAGCCAGTATTTAAGATGGTTAGCCATTCTGGATATGAAGCGTTGTGAAGATGACAAGAATCTTATGTCACAGGTATCTGGAATACCCAGAGAACGTTTTGATTTATATGAACAAAGAAAACAATCCGTTCGGAGAGAACGCAATAAAAAAGCCTGATGGTCAAGATCAGGCTTCTTAATTCACAAATTTAGGAACCCATGAATATGCAAACTAATTTATCAAATCAAACGTCCAAACACAACTTACAAGAGTTTTTAGTGGGTGATGTAGTGGTACTTACTGAAGAGTGCCGTAGTTTTAAATCAAATGATTTGTTTGAAGTTAAAAACAAAACTTTGACCAGGTTGTGGACTATCAAATCAGAGAATCATTTGATTCTGGTTTCTTCAAAAGAAATCCGCACCGCAACAGTCGCCGAACTTAATGCCAAACGCCGACTAACAAGTGCTGAGCAAGCATTAGCGGAGGTGTCATGAGTACCTTTGAACAACAACAAAAGCATATTCAATCCTGGCATGAACCAGCATTAAGAACTTTGTCTGGTTTGTTGAAAAAACGGAAGGAAAATTTAGCCCGCCAAAACCGTGACGAAAAAAATGCTGCTGTAACACGTGATGAATTCATGCAAGGCCTAGTTAATGATCATGGTGTACACGGCATAAATCTTTATCACGCGGGTGTAATTATCTCGAGTCTGTATAGGGCTAAAAAAATTCGATATTTGGGTAGCTTCATCCAAATTATTGAAGGGGATGGTGGCGCGTGATCCCACAAGAACTAATTAATGAAATTAGGCAAAATGCCCTTTTTGTTATAAATCATAGCGGTGGAAAAGATAGCCAAGCCATGATGATAAAACTACTTGAGTTTGTTCCTAAGGAGCAAATTCTTGTAGTTCATGCAAGTCTTGGTTTTATGGAATGGCCAGGAGCATTAGAGCTTGCACAGAGTCAAGCTGCTGCAGCTGGCGTTGATTTTATTGTGGCCAAAGCAAGTAAAACATTTCTTGATATGGTTCTGAAACGATTTTCTGAACGCCCTGAGGTTCCTTCATTTCCTTCACCTAAGTACCGCCAATGCACCAGTGACTTAAAAAGAGATCCTATCAAGCGAGAGGTACGCCGTTACGCAAAGGCTAATGATTTCAATCGAATAGTAAATTGTGTTGGTTTGCGTGCTGAGGAATCTAGCCATCGTGCAAAGCAAATGATCTTTAAACCTGCAGCTGAGAATGGTAAAGCAGGTCGCACCTGGCATGACTATCTTCCGATACATTCTCTTACAACCAATGAGGTTTTTCAGACCATTAAAAATGCTGGTCAATCACCTCATTGGGCGTACCAGGATAATGATCGTTTAAGTTGTATCACTTGCATTATGGCAAGCGCGAGAGACTTAATTAATGGTGCAACAAAAAATCCTGAATTCTATGCATTGATGTGTCTGGTAGAACAAATTACTGGATATGCAATGCACGCTAGTTTGCGGTTCCTTCCTGATCTAACCGGTATACATCCTAATTATTCACTTTTAAGCGAATACCAAGATCTAGTTTCAAAGTTTTCAAATACGCGCTCTAACAGAAAACGTATACAAATGCTGGAGGTTGCAGCATGAGTAAGTATGTCCCTAATTCATTCCAAGTTGCGAACGCTTTTGTAGATGAAGCAATGAGTAAAATCTCTGATGCTTCAGTAAAAATCTATTTGATTATTAACCGTAAAACACGTGGCTGGGCAAAAGAATGTGATGCGCTTTCACTTACGCAACTAGAAGAACTGTCAGGGAAAAGTCATCCAACAGTCGTTAGATGTACAAAAGAGCTTATTAAAGTTGGTTTAGTAAGAAAACATGAGCAATCTGTATATGGGAATGTTTACTCATTAATAGACAATTATTTTGTTGGTGAGCATGTAAACTTCCCAAACAAGAGTTCAGTACTTGTTCAGTCTTTTAGCTTATTTAATGGGCAGCTAGTTAAAATTTTTAACTACCAAAAGCCTGTGTCTAAAAAATCAGTTAAGAGCAAAAAGAGTAAAAATCTGTGTTTAAATTTTCCACAAAAATCTCGGTTGCTAGTTAAAAATTTTAACTACCTTGAAAATACTAGCCAGTTAAATTTTTTAACTACTGCTAGTAAAAATTTTTTACCCCTACTAGTTAAAATTTTTAACACACAAAACACACTATCAAAACCAACTTATCAAAATAAAAAAAATACATGGTTTGTTTTAGAAAATTTGAAGTTTGAAATTTGTTCTATCAATCCGTCAATTGATACGGATGAGATTTTCAAGGCCTCTTGGTTTGAGAGAGAGTTAAAAGCATTCAAAGGTTTTAACGAAGGTCGCAATCACTCTGATTACGATATGGTTCGATTCTTTGCTGAGTGGATGCTTAAAGCACGCGCTAAATACGCCAAGATGAAAACACCGGCACCTCGCCAAAACAATTATTCAAATGGTCAGTCAGCTAAACCAGCTAATCAAATTCCTGAAGTAATTACTTTCGCATCTGAAAAACAACTATTCGCGTTCGCACGCCGTTTAGTAAACCATCCTGATTTCAAAGATACATTTTGCCATACCGGTGAATCATGGATGGATGCTGGAAAGCGTATGGCTCAAAAGTTGGTAGATCCTCAGGAACAAAAACCATTTATTCCGTATTTGATCGAGATGGGTTTTAAAAACTCATCCAAGGAGACGGCTGCATGATTACTCTAAATAAAACTACCGGCATTCAAAAATTAAAAGAGATTCTTCAAGAATTTGATTCTTGTATGTACATCGAACGTGACAATTTTTTTGACAAGCATTATGACCTAGTTAAAAGCGAAAGTGATATTGAGCAAATTCGTATTGCAGTCAAAGCAGCTGAATTAAAGAGGGGTACACGTGTCAAAGTAAATTTCACACATGTACCAGACAAGGGTCAAAACAAAATTCATTTTGTTGGCAATGGTACTGTCGATCTGTTTGAAGATAACCGGGTATTTGGTCGTTTAGATGATGGCCGACCTTTTTGCTGTTTAGTCTCAGATATAGAAATTTTGGTTTCAGAAAAATTAGAAAAGGAAGATGGCTACGAAGAATCTAAGGCAGTCAATAAAGTCTATTTTTTTCTTTGTTTGGTCTTGGGCTGTGCAGTAGTTAAGGGGTGTGGCCTATGAAAAAGGTTATCAGTTTTAGTGGTGGACGTACTTCAGGGTATGCAGTCAATCTCTTTAAAAATGATCCTGATGCTTATTTTATTTTTATGGATACTGGCGCAGAGCATCCAGCTACTTACCAATTTATTAAAGATATTGTTAAACATTGGAAAATAAATCTTGTATGTCTTCGTGTAGTCGTTAATCCACAAATGAAAAAGGGTGTGGGCTACAAAATTATACCCCTTGATGAGCTCAAACAAGACTTGGAACCTTGGAGAGATATGCTCAAAAAGTATGGAAGTCCTTATTACGATATGCCGTTTTGTACAGCTCGTATGAAAACTGAACCTTTTGAAAAATATTGCAATGATGTGTTTGGGAAAAACAACTATGAACGATGGATTGGTATTAGATCTGATGAGCCAAAACGGTTGCCAATTGAGGTTTTAGAAAAGCTTGGTTTACCTATTCATAAAGACGCAAAGAAGCAGAAAGCCGGGTTTAGATATTTAGCTGAAATTAGTGATTTCACTAAAGAAGATGTTTTGGACTGGTGGGAACAACAACCTTTTGATTTAGCAATTACAGAACATCTAGGTAATTGTGTTTTTTGTATTAAAAAACACTTAAACAAAGTTGCACTAGCTGCCAAAGACGAACCTGAACAAGCAGTGAAATGGATAGCGGTTACTGAAGGCGAAAACGTCAGATCTGAAGGTAGAAAATACAACCATCATCGGATGTATCGAACGCGGTTACATTTGAGCGATGTTATAGAGGCTTTCAAAAATCATGACAGAGATGAGCTTTACAACGCTCTTAGAAGTAGCAAGCGCTATGAAACAGGCTCTTGTACTGAATCATGCGAAGCCATTATTTGAGGGCTCTGTACACGATAAAAATAAAATTTGTCGTGTACAGAGATTTGAGGGAATGGTGGATGAAGTTAACTAAACAACAACGGGCAGAGTTAAAACAAAAATTTGGCGGCCATTGTGCGTATTGCGGTGAAATGCTCGGTGATAAATGGCATGCGGATCATATCGAAGCTGTGAAACGAGATTTAATTCATGTTGGCGGTGGCAAGTTGATTACTGGAGAAATGACTAGACCGCAAAACGACACTTTGGAAAACATGAATCCAGCGTGTGTTCCTTGTAATACAAACAAGTCGTCTATGCCCTTGGAAGGGTGGCGGAGGATGCTCACACATTATCGTGATGTTCAGTTGTTACGAGATAGCACACATGCTCGTCATTTACTACGTTTTGGGCTGATTGAAATCAAATCTGAGCCTGTGAAGTTTTTCTTTGAGAGTTATAAAGAGGGCCAGTCATGAATAAACCATTAGAAACTTTTGATATAGACGCAGCAAAGGCTCGCTACGAAAAATTACGAGGCCGATATAACCGGAGTGGGCTATCTAATACTGATTACAACGAGCTACTTCAATTAGAAAAGGCAATCGAGCAAGCAAAGAAAGTTAATGAAGGAGCGCCGATTGATGAGCGAAAATAAGTTATCACCAAGACAGTTGGTACTCATTCGACGGGCAGCTGAAGATGCTATACATGCTTGCAATAGACATTACGGCCCATTTGTTGACTATGTTGCTCACCCATTAAATATCATTTCATTGGTTGATATGGCGCAAGAAAGCCTACACCAGCAAGAGCTAATAAAACAAAAGGATACAGTAATAAAATTTGCTAACAGTATGGCGAATTTAGATCAACAGAAGTTCAAGGAATTACAAGAACGGATAAATCTTGCCCTGCAACAAATACAAGGCAATTTGCAATATGTTGAGCAGGATAAGAGAGAAAACTTTGAATTTCTGCAAATGGCTATGATTCGAGCATTTAAAGAATTAGAGAAAGTGCTCAATGGTGGTGAGCCTAAATGACATCGATGAGTTTAGCGGATTATCACTCTAAATTTCCAAACGGCCATAAAGCTAAAAAGGGCCGTAATAAATTTAATGCTTCAAAAGTCACATTAGATGGGATGACTTTCGACAGCAAAAAAGAACTCAAGCGATATATCGAACTTAAAGCCATGCAGCAACGCGGTGAAATCTTTGGATTAGAGCACCATGCAAAATTTGAATTGGCTCCTAAAACTAAGATAGAGGGGGAAAAGAGAACAAAGCCGGCACTTAGATATTTTGCTGATTTTACTTACTACCTCATCAATGGCGAGTACATCGTTGAGGACGTTAAGTCTATTGCTACTAGGAAATTACCTAGTTATCGCAATAAGAAACATTTAATGAAAACTGTACACGGTATTGATATTAGAGAGGTTTGAGAAAAGTTTATGAGCGACATTGAAACGGTAGGCTGGACGGCAGATAAGCGGTTTTTCATATTAAAAATTAATATGGAAACGAGTTTGACTACAGATGATTGTGAGGTTTTAGCAGGATTGTTTGTTGAAAAATATAGTCTGGAATTTTCAGGCTGCCAGTTTCATGGAAAGCTCGCAGTGATATGTGGAGATAAAGTTTACGTGAATCCTTGGGCGCTTGATCAAGAAGCAAGTGTAGATGAACCAGTTGAGGAACTGTCATTTAGTGAGTTCCAAACGTTATTGAATAATTAAGGTATAGGGGGTGCTTATCTTATGACTACAGTTGTAATGGATTGGTCAAGATTTTCTATTTTTGAATGGTTCGTTTGTGGCTTAAACCCGAAATCACCTTCATTTGGTGCTGCGAACGTTAGATGTACTGATGGGAGGTCAATAGACTTTCATGACAAATTAGGGGTGGTAGCTGCAATGGGTGATCAACTAACAAAATCAGTTGCAATGGTCATTATGACCGAAGGAAAGTCCCAACGGGATTATGAATATGTTCGCAATCATTTAGCTAAAATAATGATTGATGGAGCAGAGAAAGATAAAAGAAGAGAGCCTAAGGGGATAGCTATTTACCACTTAGCTTGGTTAATTGCTCGTATTGTTATTGATTTTGCTTTAGATCCCGAATTAGAAAACGCACATAAGGATCCTGGTCGACTTGTTTATGCCGGCATTAGAAGTTTCCAAATGGATCCGGAGGTATACCGCAAAACATGGAAACGATACGAAGATATGATGATTGCCGCGCTTAATGAAGAAATTTTAAAAGCTACTGTAATCGCTGAACGCTATAAGAAAGAAACCTTAAATGAAGCAAGAAATTAGTTTCCACTTTTGTGCTATTTGAGGTATAGTTTTATTAAATTGGTCGAAGTATAAATTAGACCAAATTGCATTTAAAAGCTCATCTAAACAGGTGGGCTTTTTTATGGCCTCATTAAAAGCTCGGGTCCTTAAGGATACCGAGTTTTTTTATTTTTAGTCTTAATTCTAGGAATAAACAGCATGACTATGACAAACGCTGAATTAGAGAATGAAATCAAAGCTCTAAAAACTCAAATTACATCTCTTCAAGGAACTGTTAGCAATAAAGCTGATGCTACAGCAGTAAGTGCTTTGAATGCCCGAGTTACTAGTGTGGAAGGTGTAAATACAAGCCAAGGTAATTCAATCACTACTTTGAATAATGGCTTAAATGCAGTTTCGACACGTGTTACTGCATTAGAAAATAAATAAATAAAAAACTCGGTCCCAAATGGAGACCGAGTTTTTTTATATCGAGTAAAACTGGGGACGAAGTACTGCGGTAACAGCACTTCGACCTCCTGACAGATGTAGCCTGCCAAAAGCCAAGCCCAGCTATCGTGCACACGATTTGCGAAGGCTATCAAAAATATAAGCTTTTGCACAGGAAAATTTTTATGAAATCAAAACCAATAATTCCATGGCAAGGTGGTAAAACCCGTTTGGCTAAGGATTTGTTGTGTAAGTTCCCAGAACATTCATGTTATGTGGAATTATTTTGTGGTGGAGCAGCATTATTCTTCTTAAGAGAAGGACCAGCAAGAACTGAAGTAATAAATGATCTGAATGGCGAGTTGGTAAATCTGTACCGGGTAGTGCAGAACCATTTAGAAGAATTTGTGCGTCAATTCAAATGGTGCATTTCAAGTCGCCAGATTTTTGAATGGGAAAAACTAAAAGTACCAGACACACTAACGGATATTCAGCGAGCTGCAAGATTTTATTACCTTCAGCAACATGCGTTTGGTGGTAAGGTTTCTGGGCAGACATTTGGATATGCAACAACAGGCCGCTCTTTAAATCTCTTGCGGATAGAGGAAAGTTTAAGTGCAGCACATTTGCGTTTGAATGGAGTCTATATTGAAAACCTGTCCTGGGATATTTGCTTTGATAAGTATGACCGGGAACATACATTTTTTTATGCTGATCCGCCGTATCTAGATACAGCAGGTTATGGAGTAGATTTTCCATTAGATCAGTATGAACTTCTTTCTGAAAAGATGAAGACTTGCAAAGGGAAGGTAATGCTATCAATTAATGATCATGAAAAGATTCGTGAAATCTTTAAAGGTTTTAATTTTGCATGTACTTCAATTAATTATTCTGTTGGTCGTGATTTGGCTGCTAAGAGTAAGAAAAGTAATGAACTGATAATTATGAATTATTGATCTCATAATTTGGTTTAAAAGTTTGCCGTAATAATTGCGGCGCAAACGGCCCCTCTAAAAAATGGTTATTGGAGGGGCTTTTTCTTTTTGGAGAAATAAAAGTGCGTATGAGCCGATTATTACTAGCCACAACTGCTGGATTAATGGCCTTAAATACAAAACTAAGTGTTTTAAGCGCCTTGGTTGCATCATGTGGACACGCATCACCTTTGAGCTGTAAGGCAAATACAGTAAAGAGTAAACCTAACAAACTAAGTCAAAAGAAAAAACGCCTTATTGCTCGTCGTCTTAATAAACATAAGTGAGCTGGATAAATGGACAAAAACGAAGCTAAAAAAAATCTGGATAAATATTCACAGGAACTTGAGCGTTATCAAAATCTCTCCAGATCGGGTCTTAGCCGTGATGAAATGTTAGTTATCGATAGAATAATTCTTAGATTAAAAAAGCAAGTTAATAATTTACGGACGGCCTTATATGGACAGTAACGATTATTTTTGGCTTACAAGAAAAAAAGAACCAAGAACAAAACCAAAAAGCCGCCCATTACCCAAAGCAACTCAAAAATACCTAGAAGCTGAAGAAGAATTTACTCATGCATTAGATGTGCTTGAAATCAAATATGAAAAGAAATTTAAGTTTAAATCTACAAAACATTGGCGATTTGATTTTCATTTAATTGAACATCGTATTCTGGTCGAAATTGCGGGTGGTCCATGGTCAGGTGGTCGAAAAGGTAAGCTCAAAGATAAAGCTTGGAGTATGGATCGATACGATGATGCTGAAGCAATGGGATATACGGTTGTTCGGTTAGAGGCAGCACCAAGTTTTAAAATTAATGAATCTGGCCCGTTACAGATACAAGCTCATTTTGCTAGTCAGTGGCTTAAAAACTTAAAGAGGCAAATATTTAATGGATCAGATCAGACCGTTTCCACCAACTGATTTTATTGATCAAGCTGAAGAAGAGGAAGCAATTCGTTTAATACCGGCTCCAGACCTAAAAAAATGGGTTGTGGCTAATTACTTAACGATTGGTGGGCCTCTTTATAATCCAGATCATGATCATATTGCTGAGTTACTTCATGATAATGAAGAGTTCTTGGCATTTGCTTGGGCCTCTTCTGCATATAAAAGCAAGCAGGCGATGGTGCTGGGGCAGTGTGAAAAAGTAATGTTTAACGTCGGTGGCTGGCGTAAAGCTAGACAAGAGCAACAGATGCGTGACTGGTTCGGTTTTGTGCCAACATACTTAATAACTGTCGACGCTTCTTTCTGTGAGCGTGCAAACGATACAGAGTTCTGTTATTTGCTTGAACATGAGCTTTACCACATTGGAGTGATGAGAGACGAGGACGGAGAAATTGTTTATAGCGATAGTTCTGGTCTGCCTAAGCACTATCTTGCTGGTCATGACGTTGAAGAGTTTATTGGCGTAGTTAAACGGTGGGGACCAAGTAAGAATGTTAAGCGACTTATTGAGGTCGCAAAAAATCCGCCGTTTGTTTCTGATTTAGATATTGCGAGATGCTGCGGGAACTGTGTAATCAATTGAGCCTTATGGCTCTTTTTTTTGTCCTGTTTGCTGTACGTAGCTGTACGAAGGGGAATTTATGGCAGCACTAAAAGAGCCTGTGAAAATATTTATTGTTCAAGCTCTTGCATGCCGTGATACCCCTCAAGAAGTGGTTGAACAGGTCAAGCAAGAGTTTGGAGTTGATATTAGTCGTAGCCAATGCGAATGCTATGACCCAACAAAATATTCGGGCAGAAACTTAAGCAAGAAGTTTGTTGAGCTTTTTGAATTAACCAGAGAGAAGTTTGATAAAGGCTTAATTGATATTCCTATTGCTAATAAGTACTACCGACTGAAGCAATACCAAAGACAGCTTGAGAAGACTAGAAACGTCAAAACAGCCTTAAAAATTCTTGAGCAAGCCGCTAAAGACATTGGTGGTCAATTTACTAATCGTCAAGAAATTACAGGCAAAGACGGCGGACCAGTTCAAACAGTTAATTCTGAAATTCCAGTTCCAATGGAAGATTACTTAAAAGCGCGGAGGGAAGTCTTAGATGAGTACTGATGCGGCTCGGGATAAAGCCATCCAGATCGAGGCGCAAGAAGATTTATATTTCTTTACAAGGTACATGTTTAAGGAGCGCCGAGGCTACAAATGGATGCAAAATTGGCACCACTTAGAAATCTGCGAAGCATTAATGAAAGTTTATCGCGGTGAGACTAAGCGGTTAATTATTAACGTACCACCTCGATATTCAAAAACTGAAATTGCTGTAATTAATTTTATGGCTTGGTGTTTTGGAAAGAAACCTGACTGTGAGTTTATTCATATCAGTTACTCGGCAATGCTTGCCGCAAATAATGCATTTCAGACTCGTAATATGGTTCAAGAAAAGGCTTATAAAAAGGTCTTTCCTGATCTTAAATTACGTGAGGATAGTAAAGCTAAGGATTTCTGGCGCACAGATGCAGGCGGAGTCTGCTATGCGACTGGTACTGGCGGTACCATTACAGGTTTTGGTGCAGGCAAAATGCGTGAAGGCTTTGGTGGTTGCATCATCATTGATGACCCGCATAAGGCCGATGAAGCCAAATCAAAAACTATCCGTGAAGGTGTAATTGACTGGTTCCAAAATACTCTCGAGTCTCGTACTAACTCACCAGAAACGCCAATTATTGTCATTATGCAGCGTCTTCATGAAGATGATTTGGCTGGATGGCTGCTAGGTGATAGAAAAGACGGCGTTCCTGTAGCTGGTGGTAACGGTGAAGTGTGGGAGCATCTATGTCTTTCGGCTATTCAAGAAGACGGATCTGCATTGTGGCCAGCAAAACACAATATTCAAAAGTTGAAGCAAATGGAGCAAGCTGCGCCGTATGTTTTTGCCGGGCAATATCGTCAAATGCCATCACCGCCAGCAGGTGGTTTTTTTAAGCCTGACAATATTGAAATTGTGGATGCTTTACCTGCTGATGTAGTGAAGCAAGTAAGGGCTTGGGACTTTGGTGCTACTGAGAATGAAGGCGACTTTACAGCAGGTGTTAGAGAAGCTCTTGGCGCAGATGGTTTTACTTACATTGTCGATGTTACAAGAGGACAGCTTGGTCCAGACAATGTTAATAAGCGCTTAAAACAAGTCACAGAGTTAGATGGGATGGGCGTAACGGTAAGGATTCCTCAAGATCCTGGTCAAGCTGGTAAATCACAAGCTAGTGCATTCGTAAAACTTCTTGCAGGATATGACGTCAAAGCCAAACCAGTTTCGGGAGACAAACTCACACGTGCACAACCTTTTGCGGCGCAAGTTAACGTGGGTAACGTGAGAATGCTTAGAGGTGATTGGAATAAAGACTTTATTGAAGAGCTTCGCAATTTTCCAAATGGAACGCATGACGACCAAGTTGATGCTGGTTCAGATGCATTTAATGAATTGAATGGAGGTTTTGAGGCCTTCTTTGCTGATATGGGATTTGCTCGATGAGTGACGTAACTTTTAAACATCCTGAATATGTTAAAAACTTGCCATATTGGCAGAAGCTAGATGATGTGTGTGAAGGCGAGGATGCTGTAAAGGCTAAAGGAGAAAAGTATCTTCCGAAACCCAATGCTCATGATCAATCACCTGCAAATAAAAGTGCTTATGAGGCTTATCGTACTCGGGCAGTCTTTTATGAAGTAACGGGGACTACATCTAATAGTTTAGTTGGTGCAGCTTTTGCAACCGATCCAAGTTTTAAATTTCCTCCAGAACTAGCTCACTTAGAACGCAATGCTAACGGCGCGGGATTAAGTGCTTATCAATTGGCACAGAACGGGATCCGACATTTATTAAAGCATTATCGTTGTGCTTTATATGTTGACTATCCTGCAGTTACACCGGCTCGAAATCTTGCGGAGTTTAAACAGCAAAAAGCCTACCCGATGATTCACTTATTGAATGCCATTGATGTGATCAATTGGGATTCAATGATGATTGATAACCAGAAAAAGCTTTGCTTGGTGGTCATCCGTGAATTTACTTCAGAACGAGGCGCTGATGGCTTTAGCAAATCTGAGGTAGAGCAATACAGAGTACTTCGTTTAGAGCCTGATAATGAAGGAAACTTCATCTATACAGTTCAAGTTTACACAAAAGGCGACAAGGGTACATGGAAGGGCGAAGATAAGAAGTATCCCACTGATAATAACGGGGATTTCTGGTCTTATATTCCATTCACTTTTGTGGGGGCTATTGATAACTCTGAAGAGATTAAAAAGCCTCCATTGCTCCCATTGGCTAATCTTAATTTAGCTCATTATAGAGATAGTGCGGACTTTCAAGAGTCCGTTTTTTATATGGGCCAACCACAGTTTTATGCTAAGGGAGTTAATTGGGCTTGGTATGACGAGGCTAAAAAGCGTGGCATTTATATCGGTGCGAAAGTTCTATTACCTTTACCTGAAAACGGTGATTTGGGGATTGTACAAGCAGATCCAAACACATTAGCACGGGAAGCTATGAAGGATAAGTGGGAGCAAATGAAGGAGCTTGGTGCTCGACTTATTGAAAAAGGTTCCGCAGCTAAAAAGACTGCTACTGAATCTAACAGTGATGATGCCGTGCAGCATTCCGTTCTTTCACTTTGTGTTGTGAATATGAATGAAGCTTTGTCTATGGCTTTACGTTGGGCTGCTAAATTTGTAGTACCTAATGTTGATGTTCTGACTAAAGATGAACTGATGTTCGAAATTAGTCAGGAATTTAACAAGCAAGGTTATTTAGCTGAGTTGGCTCGTCAATTGTTTGAAGCAGCTTTACAAGGTAGATCTTCATTCAAATCTTGGTGGGAATACAACCAAACAGGAATGTTTCCTAAACAAAAATATGAAGAAGAAATCCTAAATGTTGAAGCTGAACAGGATGGGACTTTGAATCAAGGAGTGAATTGATATGGCGGCAACTATCAAAGAACTCTTAGAGGCACTAACTCAACACCAAGCATATCTTTTTCGCGCTTCATCAAAAACAGTTAATGAATTATTAGGTTTATTTAATGATGATACAAAAGCAATGCTTTCAAAGCTGCGTGATCTATTAGAGGAACTTAATGATTCAGAGAAAATTGCTTTAGCTGGTGGGAAGTATACAACGTCAAACCTCAGAGAGATTAAAGATTTGATTGACCAATGGTTTGCTAGTGTAAATACAAGCTTACCTGAAGCTTTCACCGTCTCTGCTACCGCTTTAGCGGTTTATGAAGCTAATTACATAGCCAAGCTATACGGAGCGAAAAATAAAACTCTTAGCGGTGACAAGTTCTATTCTGCTGCTAAAAAGGTACCATTGGCTGGTGGTGCCCTAGTTGATGATCTTTTATCAAGAATTACTGAAGCTGCCCGTCAAAAAGTTGAATATGCAATCAGAGATGGTATTAACACTGGCAAAACTAATAGTGAGATTATTCAGCGTATCCGTGGTACCAAGAAGCTAAATTATGAAGACGGATTACTCAACAGCACAAAATCAGACATTGAGCGCACTGTAAGAACGGTTCGGAGCCATGTAGCTAACCAGGCATATTTAAAAAGTTTTGATCAAATTGGCTTCAAATATGTGCGATTTGTGAGTGTTCTTGATGGAAGAACTTCAAAACTTTGTGCATCCCTTGATGGAAGCTTTTGGGAAATAAATGACCCAGCAAAGCGCGTTCCTCCATTACATCCAAATTGTCGAAGCATTCTGGTACCAGTTGAGAAAGACGGTTCTTTAGCTGGTCAGCGTCCTTTTGTGATGGATGAGAGAAGAGTGAAAGACATCCCCAAAGAAGAGCGTGATCAGTTGATTGGGCAAATGGATGCAAACATAACATTTAAAGAGTTCTTCAAAAAGACAGATGACTTCTTTCAAAAAGAATGGTTGGGACCAAAGCGTTACAAACTCTTCAAAGAGGGAAAATTTGATTTTGAAAAGTTCTTCGATCCGGATGGACGTCTTTATACACTCGACCAACTTCGCATGTTGGACGAACAATTGTTCAAGAGGTTGGGAATATGAATTTTACTTTAAGTGGTGAGGGGAAAATTCAACTATCTACTCGAGCAAAATACAGATTGCGTAGATGGCTTAGAAAACTTGAAAAGAGGTCGAAGTTATGAAGCAAATAACTATGACTCAAGCACAATACATCCTAAGTACAAATCTTATTGTTGTGCCTTTTGTAAGGAAGTTGATTCCAAGATATATGGCTATTTTAGGATACAACTTCAAACAGCCCACAGCACAGATTCCGCATTAAACCTAATTCAAACCATAGCACCTTCGGGTGCTTTTTTTATATGAGGTCATCATGACAAAGCAACCGCAAACACTTCAAGAGCTAGTTCAAAATGTTGAATATTTCAATGTGGACCAAGCATCACCAGATGCACTACCTAAACGCATTATATGCATCCTAAAACTTCACTCTGGAGTGCAAGTAAACGGCGAGTATTTGATTCCTGAAGGTTCACCTGTTGGTGATTACAATCCGTTTGCACTTACATCTGCCATTGAAAATTTAAAAAAGCTCGGATTTGAAATTATTGAACCACCTTCTGAACCACAAGTAATCGAAGGTGAGGCAGTTGAGGTTGGCCAGAATTTAGATGACCCATCACTTAAAGCGGTTGAAGCACCAAAAATTAAAAGTCTGGAATCCCATGTAACTGTTACGGGCGCAGGGGTTAATACTTATGATGTTCGTCATGCAAATCTGCATTCAATTGAAGCATTGACCTCACTTTTGAAGGTTACGAAGTTAAATACTGATGTGTCGAATGCTGCAAACTCTAAGCTTGTTGAACTTATTAATGGACTCTAAGTTTCAGGCGTCTTGAGCATATTTTAATTTTAACCAGCACACTAAGGTGCTTTTTTTGTGAGAAAGAAATGACCAAAGAAGTAACAGAGCAAGAGTTAGCGGAAAAGTCTGTGGCACCCCGAGTAACTAAAGCGCAAATTGATGCGATGATGGACCGCGTTACATATACAGTGGAGCAGCGCCCTGGAGGTACAACATCTACTTTTGTACATGCATTTTTAGATGGAAAATTTTTTCTAGCAACGGGTTTTAGCGCATGTGTGAATGCAGAAAACTTTGATGCTGAAATGGGTGAGCGTATAGCTCGAAGCAACGCAGAAAAGTCAGCCGAAAATAAACTTTGGGAACTCGAAGGCTATCGTTTATTTGCCACAAACTTCTAAGTTTTTAATCGAAATAAAGCGTCCTTAGGGGCGCTTTTTTAATGTCTGCCGGAAGCGGATGCGGACGGTGAATCCGGGCGGATGCCCACTTGTGTATATAGGTTGGATGACCAATGAAACTTAAAACAGTAACGATCGACGGTAAAGTTTATGCGGAAGTAGACGGCGATAAGCCGATCTATATTCATGATGACGGCAAAGAAATGCCACATGATGCACCTCATTCGGTAGCAACAATTGCACGCTTAAACAATGAAGTTAAAACACATCGTGAAGCCAAAGAAGCAGCTGAAAAAGCATTAAAAGCTTTTGAAGGAATCGAAGACCCTGCGGCAGCTAAAAAGGCCTTACAAACAATCCAAAATCTCGATGATAAAAAGCTGGTGGATGCCGGTGAAGTTGAGAAAGTTAAAGCTGAAGCTATCAAAGCAGTTGAAGAAAAATATGCCCCGATTGTTGAGCAACGTGATGCTCTTGAGGCCTCATTGCATAAAGAGCTAATCGGCGGTGGTTTTGCTCGTTCTAAGTACATTCAAGACAACATTGCAGTACCTGTGGATATGGTGCAAGCGACCTTTGGTCATCACTTCAAAATCGAAGAGGGCAAGGTGGTTGCATATGACCAGAACGGCGAAAAGATTTATTCACGTGTACGCCCAGGTGAACTTGCAAATGTTGATGAAGCTTTAGAGTCATTGGTTGGTGGATACCAGCATAAAGACTTAATTCTTAAAGGTGGTAAAGGGACTGGTGGAGGTTTCCAAAGCGGGGGCAAAGGTGGAGCACCTACTGGAATGAAACGCAGTGAAATGTCTGTTTCTCAGAAAGCAGATTACATCAAAGAACATGGCAATGATGCCTTCCTAAAACTACCGAACTAATCATTAAATATTTGGAGATAAGTAGTTATGACTACAACAGTTAATTCAGACATGATCATCTACAACCAATTGGCTCAAACTGCTTATTTAGAGCGTTTGCAAGACAATTTGAACGTATTTAACCAGGCCTCTAATGGTGCAATTGTATATCGCAATGAGATTATTGAAGGTGATTTCAATAAAGAGGCATTTTACAAAGTGGGCGGTAGCATCAAGCATCGTGATGTGAATTCAACCGCCAAAGTAGTGCCTGAGAAGATTGGGTCTGGTGAATCTGTAGGCGTAAAAGTCCCATATAAATATGGTCCTTATGCTTCAACCGAAGAGGCATTCAAACGCCGTGCACGCACACCTGAAGAGTTTGCCATGATTCTTGGTTATGATTTAGCAGATGCATTAGTTGCAGGACGTTTACAGTACAGTTTAGCCTCCTTAAAAGCAGCTATTTCTAGCAACCCGGATATGGTTGCCAAAGGCAGTATTGCTGTAGATGGGCGTAAAGCATTAACACGTGGTATGCGTAAGTTTGGCGATAAGTTTGGACGTATTAGTTTATGGGTAATGAACTCAGATACTTATTTCGATATTGTCGATGATGCAATCACTAATCAAATTTATGGCGAATCTGAAATCGTTATCTATGGTGGTTTACCGGGTACCTTAGGTAAGCCGGTATTGGTTACAGATGCCGTAGGTGATGATGATGCATTTGGTTTGCAAATGGGTGCAGTTACTGTTACAGAATCACAAGTACCAGGCTTCCGCGCGTATGACATCAATGATGAAGAAAACTTGGCAATCGGTATGCGTGCTGAGGGTACATTTAACCTAGATATTCTTGGTTATAGCTGGGATACATCAAAAGGTGAAAACCCTGACCTTACTTTACTTGGTTCAAGTGCCAACTGGAAAAAACATGCTACTAGCAACAAAATGACAGCAGGCACATTGCTTGATCTATCTGGCACAACAACAACTGGTTAACTCATAAACATCTCACTATAAGAGGGCTATTAAGCCCTCTTTTTACATTTAAGAGAAATGCATCATGAAGCTAATTTATACACGTATTGCTGCTGCAGCTGCGTTAGAGGTTGGAACTATTGCCAATCCTGATTATTACGAACATCCGAATCGAAGTGCTGAAGAAGTAATTATTTACGGTGATTACCCGAAAATCCAAAATGATTACCAAGCTCTGGATATTCCTGTTGAAGTTCGCAAATTGGAAGAGCCTGCAAAAACGACATTGGCCACTGTAAATGTAGCGGTTGGAATTACTCCAGAGCTGCAAGAAGTTATTGATAAAACTAAAGCTGAGTGTGAAAAGGTTGTTGAGGAAAACGGGCAACTTAAACAGAAAATCGAAATCTTGGAACAAGCTAGTGGTGATAGTTCGGAGTTAATTTCTGAAAACTCACGTTTAAAAGATGCTGTACTCCAAGCTGACAATGCTACTAAAGCGGCTGAAGAAAAGGTAGTAAGCATTCAAGCAGAGTTTGATGCTTTTAAAAATGATGTTGCTGCTATGCAAGCGCGTATTGCTGAATTGGAAGCTGGAAAAGCGGCAGAAAATTCAGCAACAGAAACGGCAGCTAATGATTTTGAAAACTGGTCAAATGATCAATTAAAAGAGTATTTGGCTAGTAAAAACATTGGTTACAAACCGTCTGCAACAAAAGCAGAACTCCTTAAATTAATCCCGAAGGAATAATGCAATGAGCTTTATTACTGTAGATGACGCAAATTCAATTTTGGGCAGCGATTTTGCACCAGACAGTGATAAAGCTCGTCTGGTAAAGCTGGCTAATGTTTGGATGAAAAAACGGATTGGTTTTGTACCAGATCCTATTGATCCACTTCTTAAAGACGCGGCTTGTGAAATTATCAAAGGAATTCTGGCCAAAGTAATTTATAACGGCAAAGACCAGCAGTTGAAACGTAAGAAAGTTAAAGCTGATTCTGTTGAGTCAGAAAAAGAATATCAGGACGGATCTGAAGCAATCTCTAGCTTTGAACAGATAGCAATTGATTTTATTGATTCACTTGAATTGAAAGATCCAAATGCAAGTTTTAATGGCTTTGGCATACCACTTTACAGGGCATGATATGGGCTTACGTGACGAAATTCAGGCAGATATTGCTGAAGCATTTAATGAGGATCTGGCGGATGCGGTCCAAACATTTACATGTGACAGGGTTGTTAGTACCAACTGGAACCCTAAAACAAACACCTCTGAAAATGTCATTGAGCATTATGAGGGGCGTGGCGTTCTGTTTGGCTCATACAATCAATATGAAATACAAACTCTCGGAGTACTGGCCACAGATAAAAAGGCAACTGTGCTGCAGAATGAAGTTACCAAAGAGCCGATGATTGATGACGAATGGAGTACGGCGCAAGGTACATATCGCATCATGCATATCAAACAAGATCCAATCAGTGCAAGCTGGAAATGTCAGCTTCGAAAAGTGTAGGGGCTAAAATGGTTAATACCGAATATGTTCAAGAGTGGTACATCACACCTTTTCAGCATGTGCAATACACGCTTGCTAGAAATCAGCTTCACATGGATTTGTTATTTGAAGATATGGATGAAGCTGATCAATTTTTGGATATGGGAGCGGATGCACAGGTTAGTACTTTTTCTGATGGTGCATATGCAATCGTCCAAATTGGTGATACGGCGGATAAAGACAAAATTCAAGTATATGGATTGCTTTTACATGAAGCGGTTCACGTTTGGCAAATAGTAAAGAAGCGAATGGGTGAAAGTGAACCAAGTGTTGAGTTTGAAGCATATTCAATTCAAGCGATCGCTCAAGACCTATTTGAAATGTACGAAGCAAGCGAGGTGAGCAATGGGATGGAAGGGGAAAAAGCCGACTAGCTTTAGTGTTGATGTGGTGAAAAATGCTGAAGAACAAGTAAAGAAAATCACGATGGATACCGTGCAATCACTTGTAGTTTCGAGTCCAGTTGATACAGGTGCTTACAGAGCTTCTCATATCGTATCTATTGGAACTGCTGATTATGGTGTTCGTGAACCATCAACTAATCCAGTTCAAGATGCAGCAGTTCAAGCAGTCAAGTTTAAGCTTGGAAATCTGATCTTTATTCAAAACAACAAAGCCTATGGTCCGCGATTAGAAAACGGTTGGTCTGATCAAGCACCTCTTGGTATTTACAGCACTACTTTCACTTACATTACTCAAAAATATGGTGGCTAAGATGCCAATGACATTAGAGCAAGCTAGACAAGCAATAGTCGACCGTATGATGGCCTTTACAGGAATTTCTCAAGAAAGAATCCATTATCCAAATGCACCAGGCTTCTTAGCACCAGCAAAGGGCTTATGGTGCCGCTTAACCATTAAATGGGGTCCAAGTTTCATTGCTGGGTTAGCCGATACACCCTGTACTCGACGTACTGGGAATATCTTGATTCAATGCTTTGCAAGACCAGACACGGGAGACCAGGCAATAACCATTCTAAGTGTTGCATTACTTTCACATTTTGAATATTTCAGGATTGGGCATTTAGAATGCTTTCAAGGTCAAACGATAGATGCGGGTAAAGATGCTGACTTTCTGCAGTACAATGTGACGATTGGATTTACGGTGAATTGATATGTCTTACATGCTGACGCTAGAAGAAATTGAAATTAAAAAACAAGAGCTTGAACGACACTTGGCAGATGTAATGGCTAAGGAGCTAAGTAAATGGCAGTTGTCTAATAAATTATGTATTTCTGATGTAAAAATTCGCCTCGCTAATGTTAATAGCATAAATGGACCAAATTTAAATATTGTTACTGGAGTAAGTGTTGATTTGGATGATTGATATTAAGTTTTAAAGAAGTTACCGCCTGAGGGCGGTTTTTTTACGTCCCTAATTTTATAGCCACCTTCGGGTGGCTTTTTTTATGCCTAACGTCGGAGTATATAGATATGTCGAGTGGTGCACGTCAGATAACACAAATCGCGAAGGAAACCACTGTTGGTACCACACCTTCACCCTTCGCACGTACGACCTTTGAATTTACTGAAAATGGCCTTGATGCGACAGTAACAAAGGAAGACTCTAACTCAATCACAAGTGGCCGTATTGCACGTTCATCAATGATTACCGGTGCAGAGTATGCCGGTGAATTAAAATGTGAAGCGAAGTACAGTTCATTAGTTCAAGACTTAATGGCTGCAGCTGCTTTTAATAACTGGTCGTCAAATGTATTAACTTTTGGTGGCACACTTCGTCAAACATTTTCTGTTTTACGTGGCTTTGAAGATGTTAATGACTACCATGTTTTCCGTGGATGTCATGTAAACACTTTTGGAATTGATATTCCTGAAGCTGGCTTAATTACAATGACTTTCGGCCTTATGGCTCTTGGTCGTACAAACTTTTCTTCAGCACCGGCTGGAACAATTACAGCGGCAGATAACAATCCTAAAATGTCGAATGTCTCTGTAGGTGACATTTTAATTGACGGCGTTTCTCAAGCTGGGATTTCATGCTTGACCGCTTTTACATTTAATTGGGATAACACTATGCAGCTACAACGCTGTTTAGGTGGTGGTATTGATGCACGTGCAATCCTAGAAATGCTTGCAACAGGTACAGGTTCATTTACCGCAGCTTGGTCACGCAATACATCCGATATGTATGAAAAGCAATTCACTAACAAAACGATTTCATTAAAAGTTCCAATCACTGATACAGATGGGAATAAATATGAAATTTTTATTCCTAAAGCTGAAATTACTGCCCCATTACCTAGTGGTGGTAATTCAGATCTTTTAAATGCTTCATTCGAATATAAAGTCGTAGAAGTAGCCCCAACCATCACTCGTACACCAGCAGCAGTTCCTGCGTCTTAATCAATCTGATAGCAGCCTTAGGGCTGCTTTTTTTGGAGTTTAAAATGGCTTTAAAAGTAAGCATTCAGACTAGTAAAACAGTTAGTAAATGGCGTAAGTATATTGATGGTGAAGGGAATGTATTAGCTGAATTTAAAGTACGTGGTATCTCATATAAACCATATCAAGTGGCCCTTGAGCGTGCAAATAATCAGATTGCATCAAAAGGTTATGATGTAACTAAAGCTAGTAAAGACGACAAGCTATATCATGAATTGCTTCTTGAAGCTGCGGCCTGCCATTTAATTGAGGACTGGAAAGGCGTAGTTTTTGAAGAAGTAACCGAAAATCAAGAACTGATTGTGTCTGAACCAGAATATTCGCAGGAAAATGCAATTAAGTTGTTGAATCTAGGCGATCTTGGTGTGGCAATTTGGTTGTTTGTGAGACAAGAGGCGGAAAATATCCAAAAAGAAGCTGATGCATATAAGGATGAAGTAGTGGGAAAGTCATTAACCTCTACAACTGGACCAAGTTCAACTCAGAAGAAGAAGCGAGCGACTACAACAAGAAACAAACAGCAATTGCAAAAGCCTTAAATTTAAAAATAGCTGAAACCATCCAAAAGCCTGAATACTCATTTACAGCCAATGCCATTCTTTCAGCATATAACGTAATTTCCCGTTCAAGGCGTTATGAGCAAGGCATTCCCTTGGCTTTGGATATTGCAGCTATATCTGCCTATTGTGATCATTATGAGATCCCAGTCGAAAGAGATATTTTTAACGACTGTATCTTTGCAATGGATAATATTTTTCTGGATGATTCTCACAAAAAAATGAAGCGTCCAACAAAAAAATAACCCTAGAGGTATTTACTTGAAATAACTCTAGGGTTATAATTGTCTCATCAAGTTAATAAGGGGACGGTGTGAAAAGTCTGGATTTAGTCAAAATGATTGAAGCAGACGGTTGGTACTTAGTTAGGGTTAAAGGAAGTCATCATCACTTCAAACATCCAACTAAAGGGGGCTTAGTTACTATCCCTCACCCAAAAAAGGAATTACCAAGCGGAACTGTTAAAAGCATTTTGAAGCAAGCGGGTCTAAATTGACCCGCTTCAATCAGACTCATATAGTCCTATTTCACAGTACGATTTTGTACAAGAGGTGAGTGCAATGTTGTATCCAATTGCTATAGAAAGAGGTAACGACACCGAGGCTTATGGTGTTACTGTTCCAGATATTCCAGGTTGTTTTAGTGCTGGCGACACTTTAGATGAAGCTATCGAGAATGTTAAAGAGGCTATTTCTGGCCATCTAGAAATCCTTGCTGAAGATGGCGAGGAGATTCCATTAGCATCTGATGTAAGTAAGTTTATAGATGATGCTGACTATAAAGGAATGATCTGGGCAGTTACAGAAGTTGATGTTAGTCGTTACTTAGGTAAGCCAGAAAAAATCAATGTCACTTTACCAAGTCGTTTAATTCATATAATTGATGAAAATGTAGGTAAAGGAAAAAGATTTAAAACCCGATCTGCATTTTTGGCCGCTGGTGCTGAAAAGCTACTACATGCTTAAAATAGAGAGGCCACTCAATCGAGTGGCTTTTTTATTTCCCACCTGTTAAATTTAACTTATTAAAAACGATGGACTTTACAAGAAACGGTGAAATTATGCAGAAGTTCTTAGCAGTAGGGGTATTTAGTTTAGGATTAGCAGGGTGTATGACACCAATAACTCCTACACAGCAGGCTATGCCAGAGATATCACAAGTAATAGAAGTGCCAAATAAATCGAAAGATCAGATATTTGAAGATTCAAAGATATGGATCGCTCAATCATTCAAATCTGCAAATAATGTCATTCAGTATGCTGACAAAAGCACAGGTTCTATTATTGGGAAAGGGAATATACAGTACCCTTGTGATGGATTTATAGATTGTGGTGCTTTTGGAAATGATAGAGTTAATTTTACAATCAAAATTGATACTAAAGATAGTAAAGCAAGAGTAACGATTAATGATGTAACTAGAACAAATCTGACGTATGTTCAAGGTGGTGTGAACAACCTAGGGAAAGAAGTCCCTATCACAATTCTGCAGCATCAACAAAAAATTGCTGTAAAACTTAATAATGTAATTGACCAATACAAGTCAGCAATTACATCGACTAAGGCTAATGAAAACTGGTAGCCAATAGTCAACAAAATTTGAACGCATCGTAAGTATTACTTAATTAAAAAACCCACTCAGTGAGTGGGTTTTTTATTGCCTGGAGAAAAGTTAAAGATGACTCAAGAATCACGTCTAGTCATTACTATTGATTCGAAAAATGCGGAACGAAACGCAAGAAATCTAGGCAATGAACTCGACAGCATAGAAAAGAAAGGGGACTTTGCATCAAAGTCCATGGATAGTTTGTCTGTAGCAACAAGAGCACTTGCTGGACACATGGCAGGTCTTGTTACAGTTGGCGCGGCTATATCCAAAATGGATGAGTATACAGGCTTACAGAACAGACTTAAGTTAGTAACCAAGAATCAAGTTGAGCTAAATAAAGCAACTGAAGATACATTTAGAATTGCTCAAAAAACTTATGCGACATGGAATTCGGTTTTGCAGGTCTACCAGCGTTTTAGTGACAATGCGAAAACACTAAACATAAACATGGACGAAACGGCCCGCTTAACTGAAACAGTATCGAAAGCTGTTGCAATTAGTGGAGCAAGTGCTCAAGCAGCTGATGCAGCACTAGTTCAATTTGGGCAGGCATTGGCTAGCGGAACACTTAGAGGTGAAGAGCTTAACTCTGTGATGGAGCAAACCCCTGCTTTAGCAAAAGCGATCGCACAAGGGATGGGTATTACTGTAGGGCAACTACGTTCAGTTGCTGCTGAAGGGAAGATTACATCAAAAGAAATTGTTAAGGCCCTTAAAAATGTTCAAGATGACGTTGATGCTCTTTTTGCAAAAACAGATATCACTATCGGTCAATCACTCACTCTTTTAAACAACGAGATCACAAAATTTGTCGGCGAGTCAGGTAAGGGAAGCGGTGCGGCTCATGTGCTTGCTGATTCGATTCAGCTTCTTGCATCAAATTTAAAGTTGATTTCTGATGGAGCACTGGTGTTAGGGATTGGACTTGTAACTAAGGCAATCGCTACTAAAACCGTTGCGGTATATGCCGATGTTGCAGCAACTGCCGCAAATGTAAAAGCAAGCAAAGAAAAGGTTATTGCAGACGCAGCTGAAGCAGCCGCTGCTGTAAAAACAGCACAGGCGCAAATAGCAAATTCACAAGCAACATTGCAAGTTCTAGCCGCTGAAAAAGCATTAGAAGTTGAACGACTAAAAGCCCAAATGAATGCGGTCGGTCGCACACAATCAATTACGCGTATGGCCGAATTAAAGAAAATTGAGGCTCAGGTAACGCGAGAATTAGCTGCTGCTGAAACAGCATTAGCAGCTGCACAAACTAAGGCCAATGCCACAAAAGTGACAGCCTTAACAACATTAGGACGACTCGGAAAAGGAGCTTTAGGACTTGTTGGTGGACCAATTGGTGCGCTCGCTTTGGGCGTTTCAGCCTTGGCCGCAACATACACTTATTTTAAAGACAAGGCAGAAGAGGCAAATAAGAAGCTCGAGGAGCAAGCTGCGGTGGCTAATCGATCAGCCACGGAGTTGAAAAATTTGCAAGGTCAAGCCAAAACAGACGCAATTAAAGACTTAACAACCGCATTCAAGGCTCAAAATGATGAGCTTACAAAGATGGAATATCGGGTAGGTTCTGCGTTAATCGACATTCAGAATTATGCACAAGGAAATGCTGAAGTAGCTCGGATTTCAAATGAAGCGCGTTTAGGAACCATTAGTTATCAAGAAGCTTTGCAACAACTAGCGAAAGTGAAATTACCACCTAGCTTAAGACAGGCACTTGAAGAACAAATTGAAAAATATAAGGATGCATACGATAAAGCCGATAAGACCAAAACAGCAATTAAATTGTTTGGTATTGAAGTAACCATATCTGGTAATAAGGCTCAGAATGCAGCTATTGAACAGCAAAAACATGCTGATGCAATTAAAAATACAAAACAAGCAGCAGATGAGGCGCAAAAGTCACTGAAAGAAATGTATGATCAAAAAAACTTAGATACTGATTTTTTAACGATCAACATTAAAAGTCATGGACTGGAAATGGGTAAGGCGTTATCAGATTTTTACGATAACAACAAAATCCCTAAAACTCGCAGTTTAACTAAAGATGAATGGGCAATATTCCAAAAAAACTTTGATAAGGTGCAAGAGCTTAAAAAGCTTGAGGAGGATATTACCGCTTCTAAGAGACAGCAAACCAAGGAACTTGAGAAACAGCAAAAAGTTTTAGCTGTTAACTCCCAAGTTAAATCTAACGCCTCAAAGTATAATTTTTCCGATCTTGAATCTAAATATGACTTATTGCCTGGCCTGCTATCAGCAATCAACATGCAAGAAAGCAGGGGTGATGCAAACGTTATTGGTCCGAATACAAAATACGGGAAAGCCAAAGGTGGGTTCCAGATGTTGGATGGTACCGCTAAGCGGTGGGGATTAGTTGGTAAAGAAGTTTTTGATACTGGTAAAGCTGCAGAAGCAGCTGCGAAATATCTTAACTTTTTATTTAAAAAGTTCGGCAATTGGGATCAAGCAATTTCTGCCTATCATGCTGGTGAAGGTAACGTAGAAAAAGGTACTAATATTGGTCCTGTAAATAGACAGTACGTTAAAAACGTTAAAGGATATATTGCTGGATCAAATGGTTTTGATATGAAAGGAGTCTCTGAAAAAGATTTCGATTCCTACCTTAATCAATTTCTTAAAACGCAAGAGGAAACTGAAAAGCTACGTGATCAGTATCGAGATAAAGATACGCTTGCAGAGAAAGAATATTTAAAAAGAATTGGTGAGTTAAAGTTACATTTTAAAGATGCAGAGTTAAAGCAACTCACGGATAAAGAAACAGCACGTTACAATGCTCAAAAGGAGTTAAACGCTGAACAACTTGAATTTGAATTAAATGAGTTCCGTTTAAATGAAGTTCAAAAGCTGGAAAAACAAAAGCAGATTAAATTACTTCAAATCAAAGCATCAACTGATTACTCTGAAACTGAAAAAGAAATTCGAATCAAAGCTGTTAATACAATGTTTGATTATGAAATTTCTGAGTACAGAAAACTCCAAAAGCAAAAATTGGAGGAGTATCGAAAAACAATGTATGAGCAAGCCTCAATACCACAATCAGATGTTATTAATTTACTAGCTAAAAAGAACCTAACTTCTTCGCAATATGATTCATGGAATCTACAGAATCAATATAGTGATGAAATGCAGAATGCTAATGATACATATTCCTCAAATGTTAAAGCAGTTTCAGAAGATAAAACAATTGTTGATGAAGAAAAGCGATTCCAAGCTTTATTAGAGGCTGAAGAACTTTTCCGTCAGCAAAAGTTTGCTATTAATGAAAAATACACTTTGATGGAACAAGAGCTTCAGAAGTCATCTCGGCAGACAGAAATAGAAATTTATGGGCAATTATTATCCCAAGCGTCAAGCGTATGGGGAAATATGACAGCAATGGTAAAAGAGTCTGCTGGTGAACAATCCGCTGCTTATAAGGCAATGTTTTTGGTACAGCAAGCCATGGCAATGGGGACTGCAACGATTCAAGCATATCAAGCCTACAGTAATGTATTAGCTAATGCGCCTTATCCATTAAATATGACTATGGCTCCTATTGCTCTTGGGCTTGGTATGGCTAATGTCGGCTTAATTGCAGCCCAAACAATTGCTGGCTTCTCTGATGGCGGTTATACCGGTAATGGTCTTAAACACACTCCTGCAGGGATTGTGCATAAAGGTGAGGTTGTTTGGTCGCAAGAAGATATTAAACGCTGGGGTGGTGTTAGCGTTGTTGAAAGTATGCGTCAAAGCAATCCAAGTGGTTATGCGAACGGAGGTTACGTTTCTAATAATCAGTCTGATGCTATTGCAATACGTAGAGAGTCTAGACAGTTTGAGGCAATCAACTCTAATCAATCTCAATTGAATACGAACGAAAAGCCAATAAATGTGTATGTCACTGTTAATGCTGATGGCACAAGTAAAACAGAGACAGAAAACGACTCAAAACAATTGGGCCAAATGATTGGTAATGCAGTAAGAACTATTATTCGCCAGGAACAAAGACAAGGTGGTTTGTTATCTAAGTAACGCCTGAACTGTTTCCACTTTTCCGTTAATTGGGGTATAGTTTAATTAATATGGTCATACTTTAGTTATGGTCCTTAAAAGCTCGCTTAATGCGGGCTTTTTTTGTGAGAAATAATCATGAGTGACTTAAAATTTACCTTTGAGTGTGATCTTGAAGGTAATAATCAAACCCAACGTTTTAATACGTTATCAACAAAATTTGGTGACGGATATGAACAAAATACTTCAATTGGTATAAACAATCGATCTGGTGAATGGACCTATCAGCGCACAGCTAAGAAAGCTGAAATTTTGGAAATTAAAGCATTCTTTGATAAGCACAAGGGTGCTAATTCTTTTCTATGGGATTCGCCGTTAGATGGTGAAGTGCGCGTTAAAGCAGGGGATTATCAACCTGTTTGCTTGGGTGGAGATACGTGGCGCATTACAACCACATTTACTCAAGTTTTCTATCCATAATTTTTTCTCAACGGCTCCTTAAGGAGCTTTTTTATTGCTTATTGGAGCAGAAACATGGCTATTAAAACTTTAGATCTTGCTGAAGCATATATTGTCGGTGAATTACGCACTCAATTATTAGATGCACGTAGTTTCGGGAATAATTTGCCTGCTGGCAGAATTGAAACTTTAGCGATTAATTATGATCGACCTTCTGATTCAGTGAATATTGCTGTTACACCAGGTGGTGGTTTAAACGGAAGTATGACTTTACTTGATGCTGACATCACAAAGTGGGCAATTCAAACGATCTTAAACACAGCTTATCTCTATCAGGTAGATGTAAACACTTTAAGCCTTAAATATGACTTGGCTGCTAAAAAAATTACTATTGAATATACTCCAGTTGTTTCAGGTCAAGCTTAAGGAGGTCTCATGACTTTACAAAGTGACTTCCAGAAACTTGAACCAGGTGGATTAATTCACCTGTATGAATTAGATGCCAGCTCGTATGGAGTTGGCATTCTTCGATTTCATGGCCATCAGCAAATGGAAAGTATTTTTTGGCAGGGTCAGGAGTTTGAAGCTATTAGTCTGGATGTCTCTGGTTTAGAAATGAGATCAGATGGTAAGGCTTCGGCTCCCACATTAACAATCGCCAATAACCTGAACGGAATACAAGGTGCAATTTCAGCTTACTGTCTCCAATGTAAAGATTTCGTTGGAGCTAAACTCAAAGTTATAACCACACTCACCAAGTATCTTGATGCCAAGAACTTTCCTGAAGGCAATCCAACAGCATCAAATGAATCAAAAGAGCAGATTTGGTATATCGAGCAGAAAACATCTGAAAATGCTCAACAAGTAACTTTTGAGCTTTCAAACCCGATTGATTTTGAGGGGTTGAGAATACCAGTTCGTCAAATTACTTCATTGTGCCATTGGTGCACGATGGGGAAATATCGTGGTGAAGAATGTGGTTATACCGGCGCTGCTATGTTTACAGAAAAGGATGAGCCAACTGATAACCCTGCATTAGATCGATGTGGAGGAAGGTTGCGCTCTTGCCGATTACGCTTTGGAGAAAACAAGCCCCTTCCTTTTGGAGGATTCCCAGCATCAAGCTTAGTTTGAGGTCCTATGAAACTAACAGCAAAAATCAAAAAAGCGGTAATGGCCCATGCTGATGAATGCTATCCGCATGAATGCTGTGGGGTCATTGTAGACAAGGAATATATCCCTTGTCGAAATGTAGCAAACAAATCAGATCAGTTTGAAATACATCCTGAAGACTTAGCTTTTGCAGAAGACCAGGGCGAGATATTAGCGTATGTGCATTCCCACCCTGACGGAACTACAAGAGCCTCAGAACTAGACTTAATTCAAATTGAGTTACATCAAAAGCCTTGGGTAATTTGTTCCTATCCGGATCTAGATTTTCAAATATATGAACCATGTGGTTATCGCGCCCCTTTAGTGGGGCGTAATTATTTTCACGGTTGGCAGGATTGCTACGCTCTTATACGCGATTTTTATAGTCGTGAATTAGGAGTCGAACTTATGGATTTCGAGCGTAAAGATGCTTGGTGGGAAGATAAAGATCATCCATCACTTTATCTTGAGAATTATGAGAAAGCAGGCTTCTATGAAGTAGATACGCCGCAATATGGCGATATGCTTGTTTGTCGTGTTGGGCGTACTGAACATCCCAATCATGCGGTTGTTTGGCTTGGGGATAATGGGCAGCTTAAATCGGAACAAACTGAGCAATGCATAGGTTCAAGTCTAATTCTTCATCATCCATATAATCGTAAATCTGTTCGTGAAATTTATGGCCAACAATGGCAAGAGCGAACAGTAAAGATATTGAGGCATCGAGATGTTAAAAACCATTAAACTGTATGGAGTATTGGGACAAAAGTTTGGCCGTGAATTTAAACTTGATGTTTTAAATACACGTGAAGCTATGCGTGCATTAGCAGTACAAGTTGAAGGTTTCGAGCAGTTCATGTTGAAAGCACATGAGCAGGGACTCCAGTTTGCTGTATTTCTTAAGAGTAAAAATTCAAGCAAAAAGCGTGGAAAGAAAAGCCCATCAATTTATGACCATGAATCAAAACGACTGATTACTGGAGACAATATCAGTGAAGACCAGCTTGATATGACTACACAAGCTGAAGTTATTCATGTTGTGCCTAGAGTAGTTGGAGCGGGCGGGGGTGGTGGCCTTCAAACAATTATCGGGGCTGTTATGGTAGTTGTAGGGGTGGTTGTAGGGGTGTTTGCTGGATGGACTGGTGTTGGTGCAGTTGTGGCACAAGGGTTAATCGGGGCGGGTATCGGCATGATGCTTGGTGGTGTGGCAATGATGCTTATGCCAAAGGTCGATAATACTCAGGACCAAAACCAAGATGGTAATAGGGCAAACCAAGGATTCGGTGGAGCTGTAACTACGGTTGCCCAAGGGAACCCTGTTCCAGTTTTATATGGCCAACGTGAAGTTGGTGGATTCATTGTGAGTGCTGGTCAGTATCCTGAAGACCAGATGTAGAAAATTTGTTGTGATGTTTTTTAAGGCGCTTTAAGCGCCTTTTTTATTGCGCGAGATTTAAACCTATGGCGATTGTAAAAGGCGCGAAAAAGGGCAAAGGTGAGGCAAGAAAACCTGTAGTTGCTCCAGATTCCGCACAATCTAAAACCTATATAAAAATCTTATATGGTTTAGGTGAAGGCGAAATTGAAGGATTAGCCAATGGCAATCAATCAATATTTCTTGAAGGAACTCCACTACAAGATGCCAATGGGAATCTGAATTATTCAAACGTAAAACTAGATTTCCGTAAAGGAACTAATGATCAAGATTACATTGAAGGTTTTCCTTCAGTAGAAAGTGAAACTGCTGTCGATGTCGAATTGAAGTCAGGTGCTCCATGGGTACGAGCTTTTAATAATATTGATCTTGATGCCGTTCGTATTCGCTTAAAGTGGGGACCACTTCGCCAGCAGGACTCAAGCACTGGTGATGTTAGTGGTATAACAATTGAATATGCTATCGATATACAAACTGACGGTGGTGCCTGGACAGAAGTATTAAAAACAAAAATATCCGATAAGACTTCTGCAAATTATGAACGAGCTCACCGTATTGATTTACCAAAGGCCGATAGTGGTTGGTTAATCCGGGTACGTCGCATTACACCTAATTCAACCTCTGAGTTTGTAAGCGACAAAATGTATGTTGAGGCATTTACTGAAGTTGTTGATGCAAAATTAAGATACCCAAATACGGCATTATTAGGTCTGCAATATGATGCCGAAACTTTTGGAAATGTGGCGAAATTAGCTGTAGATCTGAAAGGTCGATTGCTTTTAGTACCAACCAATTACAACCCGCAAACGCGACAATATACTGGAATTTGGGATGGTACTTTTAAAAGAGCTTACACAAATAACCCGGCATGGATTTACTACGACCTTTGTACAAATGATCGTTATGGTTTAGGAAATCGCTTAACCCCATTCATGATTGATAAATGGTCTTTGTACCGTTTAGCTCAATACTGCGATCAAAGCGTTTCCGACGGACTTGGCGGCCAAGAACCTAGATTTACATGTAATGTGTACATTCAAAATGCTGAAGATGCTTTCAGTATATTAATGAAATTGGCTGGTGTCTTTCGAGCGATTGCCTTCTGGGATGGTACAAGCATTATATGTGATGCCGATATACCACAAGACACATATTTCACCTATACCCGTGCAAATGTGGTTGGTGGTGTTTTCGAATACTCAGGAACACGTGCACGTGATCGGCATAATGTAGTTAAGGTTGCGTGGGATAATCCTGCAAATCACTATAAAACAGAATACGAATTTGTTCGCGATGAAAATGCTATTGCTGAGTCTGGCCAAGTACGCATTCTTGAATTAGATGCGTGGGGATGTACTTCTCGTGGCCAGGCTCAACGTGCAGGCCACTGGGCTTTAAAATCCGAGCAAAAGGAGACTCGTACAGTTTCGTTTAAAGTCGGTTTAGATGGGCATATTCCACTGCCAGGAAGAGTAATTGAAATTGCGGATGAACTGTTTGCAGGACGTGCTAATGGCGGACGTGTATCTAAAATTTCTGCTGATCTCAAAAGCATAACCATTGATCGAGATGACGTTATTGCTAAAGCTGGTGATCGTCTGGTTATCAATGGCGAAAATGGCAAAGCACAAACGCGAATTGTTCAGTCGATCTCTGGTCGGGTTATCACAGTAACACTTCCATTCGATGAGAATTCAATTGCTGTACAAAACGTATGGGTTCTTGATGCTCAAGATTTAGCGACAATGAAGTTCCGCGTAATTTCAATCTCGCAAGAAGAAAAACACCAATTTAGCATTACAGCGCTTCAGTACAACCCGCAAAAATTTGATGAAATTGATAACGGGGCATTCTTTGAAGATGCACCTATTTCAATTATTAATCCTTCAATCCAGGAACCGGTTAAAGATGTTTTGATTACGACTGAAAGTCGTGTTGATCAGGGTATTAATATCACCACAATGATTGTGTCTTGGATGCAAGCGAAAGGTGCCGTTAAGTATCTGGTTGAGTGGCGAAAAGATGATGGATCGTGGATCCGGTTACCGCAAACAGGAAATAATTCAGTCGAGGTACCTGGTGTTTATTCAGGTCAATATCAAGCTCGTGTTACCGCAATTTCTGCTTTTGAAATCGCATCTTTACCGGTTACATCTTCCTTAACTGAAATTACTGGAAAGCAGGGATTACCGCCGAAAATAGCTTTTATACGTGCCACAGGTATTTTGTTTGGAATGAAGCTTGATTGGGGATTCCCTCCAACAGGTGCAAAAGATACAGCTTATACCGAAATTGAAGTTTCACCTGATGGCATCAACAATATTGCTCAATTAGGATTGTTTGCATATCCGACTACCACTACCACAATCCAAGGTTTACAACCTAATCTTAGACAGTTTTATCGCGGTCGATTAATTGACCGGATTGGCAATGTTGGTCCTTGGTCTGAATGGGTCAATGGTACGACCACAGCAGATCCGGAAGCGGTTCTTGATCTTATTTCTGGTCATATTAATGAGAGTGATCTTGCCCAAGAGCTTCAAGGTAAAATTGAAAATTCAGTCGATGTATCTGAAGCAGCCCAAGCTGCAGCAAATAATGCCCAAGCTGTTGCTAGTAGCGCCCAAACTGCAGCTAACAATGCCCAGGCTGTGGCCTCTGAAGCTAAGACGGCGGCCTCGAGTGCTCAATCGGCAGCAACCACTGCTCAAACACAAGCTTCTTCAGCCCAAAAAATAGCAAATGATGCGAGTGTTATAGCGACCAATGCTAAAAATACTGCTGATCAGGCAGCTGAAGATGCGTCTTCAGCAATAACGGCAGCAGCAGAAGCAAAAACTACTGCTACTAATGCGAATACGACCGCAACGAATGCACAAACAACCGCAAATAATGCTTCTTCGGCAGCATCAAAAGTTGCTTCAGATTTAACAACCTCAACAAATCAGTTGAATAAGAAAATCGCTGATGAAACTGATGCACGCACAGCGGCAATTTCTAAACTGAATGATGGTCTCACCACAGAAACGTCTCAGCGCAAGTCAGAAGATGCTGCACTGTTAAACAATATTGAGACTTATAAGTCGAGCACCAATGGCACTTTGTCTAGTCTGCAAACGCAAATTAATACTAACGCGACAAATACAAGTGCAAATACATCAAAAATCACTTCGCTTGACTCTCGTTTAACCACAAATGAAGGCAAAACCGCAGATGCGATTAATGCAGCGGCAACAGCTCAACAGGTAGCAAATACAGCTGTTACTAATGCGGCAGCAGCAGCATCGGCAGTTACCTCGCTAAAATCAGAGTTGAGTACAGGCAAAGGCATCAACAATATCATTGCGCCTTTTTCTGATCCGCAAGAACTATCGCCTTACATTATCGGCGCATCAAGAACTGTCGCTTTAGTCAATTCGCCTATGCGCATTAATGGTAAGGCTTATGACGTAACCTTTAATGCGGTTGCAGGCAGTATTTATTTTGGCTCTTCGTCAGTTTCTACGGTCAATACTGCAGCGGCAGGTGTGGTAAGTGGCGGTAAGCGTTACATGCTTAGCGCCTACTTAAAAAACATTGATCCTACAAAGCAAGCGGAAGTTTATTTTACGCTGCATTGGTTCAAACGCACGTCAGAAGGCGCCTACTCAGCAACTCAAACAGTATTAATAAATCAGGCAACTAACACCACTCGAGTAACACCGTCAAATGAGGGTGGCACAGTTAGCTGTAAAGCTGTAGCAGCACCACCAGATGCAGTTGCCTTTGTGGTTATCTGCTCTGGCAACAGCGTTTATAACGTCGCTGGTTCACGCATTCTCATTGACATGTTAATGCTTGAAGAGGTCGTTGGAGTCGATGTCCCTGCTTCGACTTGGACTGCTGGCCCTGCTGATTTAAGCGCTATTAAATCCGCTCTTGATGCCAATGCTTCTGCTATTAGCAATCTTAAAACTCGTGTAACGAACGCTGAGGGGGTAATTACTAGCCAAGGCAATTCAATTACTCAATTGAATAACAGCGTTACTTCTATCAATAGCGAACTTACCAAAAAAGCCGATGCAACCACTCTAAACGCCTTAACCAACCGAGTATCGACAGCAGAGGGCACAATTACAAGCCAGGGCAATTCAATTACGTCTTTACGTAATGATTTAAATGCCACCAATGACAAGGTTGCGTCTAAAGCTGATTCAAGCGCTCTCAATTCTTTGGATTCAAAAGTCTCAGAAATTGATGGAAGAGTAACTAGCAACACGAGTGCCGTTACTGCTCTTCAAGGGCGTGTTACGACAGTTGAGAACGGACTATTAACCAAAGCAGACGCATCTGCTTTAAACAACTACTACACGAAAACAGAGGCGGATTCTGCTACTTCTGGCGCAATCGACAAGTTCAACAGTCAATTGACGATCGGTGGTGTAAACGTTGTTGCGAACTCCGAAGCTCCTCGCACTTCAACCGCCGCAACGAATCGCGAATATTTACTGTATGAACGTAGCGCCGAATTAAAAGCGTTCTATGACGAAAACCTTGAGAAGCCAATCACGATTTCGTTTGAAATGAGCGTTCCTGTGGCTGGACCGGTTCAAGTTTATTCGTCAAATGGTTCTGCTCACCAATTCGTTACTTCCGTTAATGCAATTATCGTAAATCAATTTGCCAAATATTCAGTAACAGTTAGTCCAAAAGCGCATACGGCAAGTACAACTGTTTCGACAATTGAGTTCTATGGAACGTATGGAACTGGCCGTATCCCGACGATTCGTAAATTACAAATTGAAGCGGGCACAAAGGCTACCGCTTGGAGTCCAAGCCCTCGTGATACAAAGGCTGCAATTGACGCCAATGCTTCTGCAATTCAAACGACCCAAACAAAAGTTGACAATATCGATGGTCGGCTAACCACTGCTACAGATTCGATTACGTCACTAAATTCGCGCATGTCTACAGCCGAAGGAAATATCAACAGCACAAATACTGCGGTTGGTGGACTTTCGACACGCATGGCAACCGCTGAGGGCAAGATCACCAATCAAAGTGATTCAATTGCATCGCTACAAAATAGCGTCACCTCAATCAATGGAACACTGGCAAACAAAGCCGATTCAAGCGCGGTCAATAACTTAACTAGCCGAGTGGAAACAGCCGAGGGCAAGATTTCAAGTCAAAGCGGGCAGATTACTTCGCTTAGCAATAGCCTTGATCTAACAAACAGTAACTTGAACGACGTAAACGTTCTGGCGCGACTGTTATCTCTTGGCAAGCCTCTACGCGACGATCCAACTTTCAAAACGACCTCTGCTGGTGGTTTATCTGCATACAGTTTCCCTGCGGGAACTTCATGGGTTAAGCAAACTAAGTCAACAGACAACCCAACTGGCTCAACCCATGAAATGTTGATCAAAGCAACTCAAGCGTTGGGTGGTGGTTGGTATCCAACTGCACCTACGCTTGTACTCACTGCAAATAAAACCTTCTTAATTAAACAAATTATTAAGATGCCAGTGGGTACAAAATTACAAGCCATCGGTAATGCTACGGGTACGGGTGGATACATCCGAATCTTGGGTAATGATCTAGGAACTGGCAAATTTGAAACGTACTACTCTGTCGTACAAGGTGGGGCTGATTTAAGTGGCTCTACTATTCAAGGTCATTTCCGCGTAATTGCCGGTACTAACCCGCCAGTACCAACGGTTGATAATCCAGTCTTTGTGATTCTTGCTTCATACGAAGTATTTGATGTAACGGCTGTAAACGACACCATTCCAAAAGCTTATAGCGATGCTATTGCAGCCAATGCGAATGCGATTAACACCCTGTCAAACACTGTCAGCCAGCAGGGTAATACCATTACTTCCCATAGTAATTCTATTACTCAACTAAATAACAGCATTTCAAGCATCAACGGCGCACTTTCGAGTAAAGCGGATGCGAGCGCATTACAGTCGCTTGATTCAAAAGTAACACTAATCGACGGCAAAGTTACATCTAACTCTTCTGCATTAACAGCGTTGCAAAGCAGCTTTGAGGGAATTCCAAATCAAGGCGTGAACTTGCTCGGCCCTGAAATTTCCAACCCAATCGAAAAGCCAAATTGGATTTCAGGTCTTCCATTTGAAGTTATTCAATCACCAGATACGGTGAATGTGCGTGCGTTCCAATTCACGATGCCTGCCAACACCACTAGCGGCACTTACTTCAACATTGGTGGCGGCCAAGTTCCGCGACAGTGGCTAACAGAAGGTACATACATTTTTAGTTTTGTTGCCAAAACTGTTGGCGGGACACCACCGCATGCTATTGAGTGGCAACTCTACAATGTAGATAGTACACGCCTGCGCTTTAATATTACCGCAACATTAACCCGCTATAGCGGGGTGTTCACGGTGCCCGCTGGTGGTGCCGCTGCATGTATGCTGTTAATCGGAAACCCTACAGGCAAACCTGCGGGACAAGTTATCAATATCGAAAGAATGATGCTTGAACGGCAAGTTGGCAACAACACAACCCCTTCGGCTTGGATTGCAGGTAGCGACCCAACCGGAATGATTCTTTCAACGCAAGCCAAGGCGACTGATTTATTCAACACAGCCACTAGCCAAAACGCCGCGACTGCGGGACGCGTCACTAGCCTCGAAAGTCGCATGACGACCACAGAAGGCAATTTAAACAAAAAGGCTGATGCTTCTGCGCTTCAAAACCTCGACACGAAAGTTACGAATGTCGATGGCAAAGTAACGTCAAATACCAATGCCATTACAGCTTTAAGTTCAACTTTAAGCAACGCTACTTCAAGCATTTCAATGAATGCGGGTAATGCACAGGGCGATTGGACATTCTTTAATACGTCAGGCGAATACTCAATTGTTGCACAAGCGGATGGCCAAGCGGGTCGTGTTATTCAACTTGGAAATAATGCTGGCAATGATATTGTTTGGATGCATCCGAATAACTTCATTCCTTTTGATGCAACTAAGACATATCGACTTCGTGCGCGGTATCGCCGTCGTGCCGGAACAGGCACAATTTACCTCGGTGTCTCTCAGAAAACCCCAGACAAGGCACTATACGTAACAACAGCCAACGCATTATCGGGCGATATGGGGTCTTCTAACTATGTTGTTAATGCGCACGCACCTGCGATCGATGAATGGCAAGAAATCGTTGCGTATATCAAAGGTCGATCAGCAGGAGCAGCATCGGGTTCAGGCTCAAAAACAAGCCCACGTACTGTTTCACAACAAGCAGGCTTCATCACGCCGATGTTTATTGCAAACTATTCGGCGCAAACGGGCATTGTTGAGCTTGATTACCTAATTCTGGAAGATGCAGAGGCAATTGTTGGCAATGATGCAAATGCATCAGCGATTAGCGCTCTTGATACCAAAGTATCAGAAGTTGATGGACGCTTAACGACAGCAACAAATTCAATCACTTCGCTTAACTCTCGTATGAGTGCAGCAGAAGGGAATATCTCAGCGGCAAACTCGGCTCTAAGCGGTCTTTCAACGAGAATGACGGCTGCTGAAAATGGTTTAACCAATCAAAGTAATGCGATTACTAATTTAAGTAACAGCTTAACGGTTACAACCAATACAGCGAACGCTGCATTGCCTAAGATTCAGGGCGGTACTGGCGCAGCTAAGTTATTTAGAGGCGTTCTTGTATGGCAGCAAAACGGCGCAAATCTAACTGGCAATATCGTAATCCAAACGCCAATTACCTTCACAAATAAAATGTTCCGACTTTCACTTACTGGCTATAACTACTTGGCCGCTAAGAATGAAATTAATCTGAACATTGGGGGCTATGCATATTCGGGCACCTCTCTGCTTCAACATGGAGTGGTAAATTCGGGCACCATGCCAATTCGAGTTCGCATGGGTGTCCGAAATGGCACAGTAGTCGTTATTTTAACTTCTCAGGCACCAGGCGCTTACTGGCAATATCCAAAATTCAATATCGACGCTGAAATTGGCTACACAACTCCACCAGATAGTTGGGCCGATGGTTGGTCAGCTAGTTTCATGGCTGAGGCAGACCTCGCATCTAATGGCATTTCTGCAATCATTGAGCCGTCTTTATTAGACATTTCAACAACGCTTAATGCCACTGCTTCTGCAATTAGTAATCTGACAAATACTGTGTCTCAACAGGGCGATACAATTACTTCTCACAGTAATTCTATTACCACCTTAACCAACAAGATTACTAACAATGATTTATCGAATCTTGTTCTTAATCCTGATTTCGTAGACCCGAAAAGCGATTGGACATCTGGCGTAATTGTTGATGCGACTGACGCAGCGCCTAACCCGCCTTCTGCAAAAGCATTAAGACTGAATAACCGTGATAGTTATTACGGTCCTTTCGTCAAATGTAATGTTGGCGACATGTTCTATGTTTCGGCTTGGTTTGCGACGCCAAATACATCAGCAACCGCTTCTGCCGTGCTTGGTTTCAATACTCGGAACAGCGCAGGCACTTACACTTGGTATAGCGTTGCCATTAAGTCTACGGACAAAAATGCTTGGGGTATGGTGGAAGGTTATTTCACTGTGCCAAATGGCATGGTTGATATTCGACCTTGGCTTCAAGTAAGTATTGCTGCGTCAGAAGCAGCGGGGCAGCAATGGCATGTTACGAACATTCAAGTACGTAACATTACAGGTAATAAGAAGTTAGCAACCGACTTGCAAGCAACCTCGTCCGCCGTAACTGATTTAACTTCAAAAGTTACAAACATCGACGGTCGTTTAACTTCGGCATCAAATAATATCGTTACGCTCAACAATAGCGTTACAAACATCAATGCCACCCTCGCCCAGAAGGCAGATGCGACAGCCTTAAATTCGCTCTCTAATCGAGTAACCACTGCGGAGGGGAATATCACAAGCCAAGGTAACTCAATTACCTCATTGACTAACTCATTAGCAGTTAGCGGAAAAGGTGGAACTAACCTTCTCATTAAATCAAATGTAGTTGGCTTGTATGATGGCGTCTCATACCCACACCACACTTACAAACTAGGTGAAGTATGGGAAATTGGCGCTAAATACACCTTGATCTGGTGCGCTGAACATAAACGAGGGACTGGTGATAACAACTCTTACCTAGCGGTTTACGCGGGTGGTGGTAGCCAGACTTTGCAATCTATTGTTAATACAGACGGTAAGGTTATCAGCAAGGTTACCTTTGTTAAAAACAGCGCAGTTGCCTCTGGTCCAATTATCCACTTCTACATGATCAACCGTCCGACCGCAGATAAGGGCACTATCGGTACTGTTTATTGGGCAGTTTTAGTCAAAGGCGATGTACTCACGACTGACGCTTGGATTCCAAGCCCCTATGATTACATTCCTGATAGCAATGCAAATGCCGCTGCTATCGCAAATCTTACTAATACAGTAAGTCAGCAAGGCAATACTATTACATCAAATAGCAGTAGTATTACCTCGCTAAACAATAGCATCACCAATATTAACAGCACATTAGCAACAAAAGCAGATAGTTCTGCGCTTACAAACCTCGCAAGCCGCGTAACCGCAACAGAAGGTGCAATTACATCCCACGGCTCAAGCATTACTTCACTGAATGCATCTGTGAATGGTTTATTAAAGGATGTTTCAGTATCCGATACGCGGTCAACAAATCAGCCGCCGTCATGGTACTGGTCAAACTATCCATTACGTATCGTTCGCGAGTTCAAACAAGCATCTGTGCTAGGTTTAACTGGCATGGGCACTTATGTCTCTCTTGAAACATACGTTTATTGGACTGACGCATCTGGTGGCCCAATTATTCAAATTGCACGCGGCACAGATTCGAAACTTACTGCTGAACGTCGTAGTGCGAGTACAGCGGCATGGAGTACATGGACACAAGATATAAAAGCAATAAGTGATGGGCTTGCAAATAAGGCTGAAGCATCCGCACTTTCATCACTTGACTCGAAAGTGTCGGTTATTGATGGGAAAGTTTCTACTCAGGCCTCAAGTATTACTACACTGCAAACTACAGTTGGTGGTAATACAGCCTCTATTCAATCTCAACAACAATCAATTGATGGCCTGAAAGCAAGAGCAACATTGAAGCTGCAATCCGGCAATTTGGTTGGTGGCGTTGGCATTGAGAATGACAGCAAAACAGTCGATTTCATCATCCAAGCTAATAAGTTTGCAATTGGTGCGCCTTCAACTGTTTCCGGCTCTGTGACGCCTAAATATGCATTCGTCTATCAATCAACAGCAACAACTCTGCCGAATGGGACAGTGATTCCTGCTGGCTTGTACTTAGACAGCGCGTCTATTAGCTATATCAACGCCAACAAAATTTATGCAGATAGTTTAAGTGCTATTAGTGCAAATCTTGGTACCTTTACCTCATTGGCAGATCAATCAAAACCAAATGGTGCTAGGACTGTAATTAGTGGTGAGAGGATCGAAGTTTACGACGAAAACAATGTTATGCGTGTACGGATTGGGAGATGGTAAATGCCCACAGGAATGATAATAAATTCTGAATCAGGGGAAGTTGTTTTTGATGGAACTGTGAAGATCCCTAAAATACTAGGGAAGGTTCTAATCGAGAATGGACAAACTTCAGCAGTATTAAACCTTAACAAGCCACTTGATGGCACGATGTTTTTTATTCCAAAAGGATTAGCAACTACAGTCGATCCAATCTATGCCCCTTTGGGAATTAACTATGAAGTAAGTCTTAGTTCTAACAAGCAGGTTGTAACGGTTAAATACATCGCGACCAGTGAGCAGCCAAAAGCAGGGACTGATTTTGAAGTTTATATTGGTGAATATTGATGGATAACTATTTCTTAGTAAAGAATGACTTCATAAATGCTATTGATGATGACTATTTCAATCTTGCATTTATTAGAAAACAACGTTTTAACTTCACATCTGAACCTGGGATTACCTATTACTATCGTACTTTTGAAGTAGATATAACAGGGATAGATTTTCCTGTTATTGCAATTAGTTGTGTTTGTCCTTCTGCTTATTTAAGTATGAAAGCCAATACGCTTTCTATTGTTTGCTCAGCAAGTAATTATGATGGTGTGGCTAATTCAGTTAGCAATTTAAATAATTCATCTAAGTATTTAGATGTGTTTGTTTTTGGTCGATTGCCTAGAAGCAGTATTCCAGAACATGGTATTGGTGTAGTCTGTTTAGATGCATCAAGTAAAGTAGTTTATTACAGTGGTGCAGAGTATTTGAAACCCATAAAAATGTTTATTGATCCCAATACTTATCGACCAATGTTTAATTCAAACTACAATACTCAGGTCGAGTATTTGCCGATTGGCAAGTCTTATGCATGTATTCCCTTAAATAGAGTAAATACTGTTTATTCGGAGTGGACGCCTGAAGGTCAAGATGTCATAGCAATGTCATCAGTTTGTGCTATTGAGGGCAATACTATTACTTATACCTCAAATCAGGTGCAAGTCGCACAAGATATTAGTGCTGTTTACAATGGATATTGTAGACATATGTACATGTTAATCGATGTATCGAACTATTAATAAACCTTTAATTATCAGCACCCAATTCGGGTGCTTTTTTATTGCCTACGATCTGGAGGATGGCATGCATGAACGATCAGACAAATAGTGTAGTTGGAGCAGCTGCAAGCACGGCTGCCGCGGCTGCAACAAAATTCACTTATGGTTATGTAGTGGGAGGGAGCTTGATCGGTGTTATTGGCAAAATTGATTGGGCTGTAGTCTTTTCGATTTTAATCGGTATCGCAACCTTTCTGACGAATCTCTATTTCAAAAAAAGAGATGATAAGCGTAAGGATGAGATTCACGAGCTACAAACGAAGCAATATGAGCTAACTAAGAAACGATTGGAAGGGGGTTCAGATGACAAGCGAACAGACTAGAGCTTATCTGGCTTTTGCACTTGTGGCGTTAATGTTCGTACTGGTTATTGCTTTATTTTTTGTGAATATGCCACGTGAGAACAGCAATTTAATTAATACAGCATTGGGTTTCATTGCGGGGGCAATGACAACTGCCTGTGGATTCTATTTCGGAAGCTCTGACCAGGAAAAGAAAAATAAAACTGAGGAATCAACTGAGCAGTAATTAACTTAACTCTAAATGCCGCCTTCGGGCGGTTTTTTATTCTCTGAAGGAAAACGAAATGAATATCGAACAATATCTAGATGAGTTGATCAAACGTGAAGGCGGGTATGTAAATAACCCAGCGGATCGGGGAGGTGCAACTAAATACGGTATTACTGAAGCAGTTGCTCGAGCAAATGGATTCAAAGGTAATATGAAAGATTTGCCGCTTGATGTAGCCAAAGCCATTTATAAAAAGCAGTATTGGACAGCTCCGCGATTTGACCAAGTGAATATCATCTCTTCTGCAGTAGCTGAAGAGCTTTTAGACACGGGTGTGAATTGCGGTACCGGATTTGCAAAACCACTTTTACAACGCGCTTTGAATCTCCTAAATAACAATGGCAAAGCAGGTTGGCCAGATTTATCAGTGGACGGGATTTATGGTCCAGCAACTCTTAATGCACTTAAAACTTATCTGACCAAACGAGGGAAGGAGGGGGAAAAAGTCCTGGTACGTGTTCTTAATATCATGCAAGGGCAACGCTACATTGAAATCTGTGAGCGTAATAAAAGCCAAGAGCAATTTTTTTACGGTTGGATTGCCAATCGAGTTGTTATATGAAGGTCTTTCATTGCAGACGTTCAAAGATAGCTTTGATAATCACATTGCTGTGTATTCTATTATCGGGCTGCACAGCCCATACGATCAAAAATAATATTAGAGTCAGCATTTGCGTACAGTGTGTTGTTAATTGACATTTTGTACCAACTACCTAAGGTTGGCCAAAGCAGCTGCAGTATTTGGCCAACTTCTCGATATTAATTTAAGTTATTGAAAAATAGTAACTAGAGAAAAAATAACATTTATGTTTGATTGGCATTTTGTATCAAAAAATAGAAGAGTAATTAAAATAGCCTTTTTCTTCTGAGAATAATTTTGCGCAAAAATATCAATATTAAGCAAATATGAGCATAAATTTGCGCAATACACTTAACTTACTTGAACGATGGATTGATGTATCATTATTAAAATTACTTTGAATTATTGTTATGTCTTCACAGTTAATCAAAATTCATTATCATGCATATTCTCGCGTTGCAGATCTATTAGCAGATCTAGATAAGAAAGGAGAGGTCACTAAAATTTATGACCTCAATGGCAACGAATTAAAAATTAATTTCTTGCGTGACGAAGTTTATTATAAAAAAGTCTGGTGGCATTTTCAGAAGAAGCAAGGCGGTTAAACCGCCCAGCTATCCACAATATTAGCCCAGTCCTGTAGCATTTTTCGCCTGCTTTCTAAATATTTGGCATGGTTATATGTGGCCCTAGTTTTATTACCATCTGCATGCGCTAATTGTTTTTCAATCCATTTGTCATCGTAATCCTTTTCATTTAACAAGGTTGATGCAGTGGCACGAAAGTCATGAGCAGTGACATCAGACAAGCCAATGTAATCGAGCATTTTATTCATTGTAGTAGCGGAGAGCATCCCATCTTGATAGATGGCTGGAAAAACATATTCACGATTACCTACAATGTTGCGCTGTTCTTGAAGAATATTAAAAACTTGGTCAGACATAGGAACGATATGAATACGTTTCTTTTTCATCATCTCTTTTGGGAATGTAATTGTTCTAGCTTCAAAATCAACATATTCCCATTTCATGCGGCGGATCTCGATAGTCCTGAGCATAGAGTAGAGCATTACAAGGCCAGCATTTTTAACTGTAGTAGATCCACCATAGCTATTTAATTTATTTCTAAGTTGCACAGCTTCATGTTTTTCCATTGGTCTGGCATGTTCTATTTCGGGACGTTCTACAACGTTTTTAACGGCATAGGTTGGATCATAGTCGGCTCTAAGTGTGGCGATTGCATAACGCATTACGCCGCCAATAAAAGTACGATTTTGAATTGCTGACACTTCGCCAGTACCATGGTTTTTTTGACGCTTAACTCGTGCAATCGTCTTTTTCATGATAGTCAAAACGTCTGCTGAGGTGACTTCTTTAATATCCTTATCACCAATAACTTTTAAAATATCTTTATCTAAGGCGCGTTGAAAAGCTTCTTGATACCTTTCTGAACGATTATTTAATTTTTCTGCTTTATATTCTGCAGCAACATGTTTAAAGAGAACCCTATTGTCATACTCATCAGATTTAGCCTTTTTTTGGTTTTCTTTTTCTTCAACTGGATTTATACCGCTTGCAACTAAAGATTTAGCTTCATCTCTTTTAGTACGGGCTTCAGCTAATCCCACAATAGGGTATTCACCTAAGCTCATCATTTGTGTTTTTTTGAGCCATTGAAAACGATAGCGCCAATACTTCTTGCCATTAGGTTTTATTTCAACACACAAACCATCGGAATCACCAAGCCTATAAAGCTTTTCTTTCGGTTTTGCACTTCTAATTTTTGAGTCACTTAACAT